GGAGCACGTGGCCTCGTCCATCATCGCCAGCATGTTCATGGCCCCGTCCCTCCCGAAGGTGGCGCCCCGGCCGCGGCGTCGCGAATGCCCGGCACGGCCGGGGGCAGCGATGGGTCGCGCAGCGTCGGCGCGCACTCGTCGGCTTCGTAGGCCGCGCACTCATCCGCGCAGCGGAGGCAGCGCGGGTCGTCGCGGACCCGCGGCGGCTCGCTCCAGTGCACCGTCCGCCCGCAGGTCGGGCACTCAGAGGAGCGCGCCTCGGGGTCGTAGGTTGCGACGACCTCCTCTCTGGTCGAGCCGTGCCCGTCCACCGCAACGCACCGGAGGCAGATGTCTCCGATCCAGCAGTCGTCTCCGATGCGCCGGTGGCCAGCCCGTAGCTCGTCGTCGATCGCCGCGAGTGCCTTGGGGTCGTGGAGGGCCGCGCGAACGCGGTCTAGTAGACGGCTCACGTCGCCACCTCGGCGAGCAGGTCCCGGACCCGAGCATCGTAGAGTCGGCGCGACTCGGGGTAGCTCCGCGCGCGGTGCGCCATCGCGGCAGCAAAGAGGGCGTCGGCGAGCGTCTCGAGCCCGTGCCTCCGAGCCGCGTTGCCGCGCCGGAGGGCGGCCGTCTCGGTGCGAGCGCCGTACACGGCGCGGCTGGCTTGTGTGCGCGTCACGGCGCCGCCCTCCGCGCCCGGTACGCCCGAGCGTGCTGGTGGTCGCGACACGCCTGGGCAGCGAGACAGGCGCGGTCGGCGAGCTCGCGGGCGGTGCGGGCCTCGGCAGTGAGGGGGGCCCGGGCGCGGATGCCGGCGGCGAGCTCGGCCGCCGCCGCCTCTGCTACCTCGGCGTCGGAGCGCGCCAGCTCCGCCCGCTCCTGGCGGCGCGCCACGAGGCAGGCGTCGCGGTGGGCCTCGGCTGACTCGGCGAGCTGCTCGAGCCGGAGGAGGCTCGGGCGGCTCACGACGCCCTCCGGTACTGCTGGGCGACGTGATCGAAAGCCACCGCACCGAGCTCGACGGCCTCCGCCACCTCCGCGGTCGACAGGTGCCGGCGCCCCGCCCGGGAGAGCCGGTTCCGCAACGCGGAGAGCGTCGCTGGCCCCTCGGCGAGCGCCGAGACGATCGCTGCGACCGCGGGGGACGGCTCCGGGGGAGCGCCGGGCGCGATCTCGACGTCGACCTCGGCGAAGTTGGGGTTGCCGAGCGCCGGCGCGGCCGCCTGCCAGGCGGCGAATGCCGTGCGAGCGCGGGCGGTGTGGCAGCGGCGCGGCTCGGCGCGCAGGCGCACCGTCCATGGGGCGGGCTGGGCGAGGGGGCCTGAGGGGGCGGGGCTCACGAGGCCCTCCGCATCGGCACCACGGTGCCGGTCGTGGTGATGACCCGGATCGGCCTCGCTCCGGCCGCTGGCGGCGGCTGGGAGGGCCTCGGGTCGTAGACCTCTACGGTGGACCCGTCGGGCAGGCAGAGCCGAATGAGCGGGCTCCTGGTGGGCTTGCGGGCATGGTGGGCCATCGGTGCTCCCCGGGCCGGCGATGGGCGCCGGCGACAAGAGACACCATATGCCGTTCGTCATGCATGTCAAACGTCATAACGCACGGCGAGCAAAATAGTCCCGCGGGCCGGGGCGCGGCCGGCGTTCAATCTTGGGACATGACGCGACGCATCACGCGGATCGTCCCCTGTGGGGGGCGCTGCGTTGAGGCGACGATCCTGGCGCTAACGCCGGGCGCGCCGCCTCGGCGGATCGGGACTCTTCTCGGGCGTCCGTGCTGGATCACCCAGGAGCTCGAGCGCGCGGGATTGCACGTCGGGGTCGCCTGCGGCGTCGGGGTCCACCCGGACGAAGGGCGCCGCCTTCGGCTCGTGACCGGCGAGCAGCCAGTCAAGACGGACCCCGGCGGCGTGCGCCACCCGCACCAGCTGTAGAGCGGCCATGTCGCGCTCTCCCCGGATCCACCGGCTGATCGCCGTCTGGTCTACCCGGGCGGCCGCGGCCAGTTTCGTCTGATCCAGGCTCGCCTCGTTCATCGCGAGCGCGAGTCGGGAGCACTGCACCGGCGCGGGCAGCTCCTTGTTCTTGCGCTTCCGGGTTCCAGGTTTCGACGGCACGGGGGAATTTCGCGGTCTGGCCGATGTGCGGGCAAGCGGACCTCGCTATGTCACTTGACATACATGACGAACGGCATAGACTGCCGGGACATGACGAAGGCGTTGGTGAAGTTGCGGGCGTTGGGGCTGTCCCAATCAGCGCTCGCGAAGAAGCTGAAGATCACCCAGGGAGCCGTTTCGCGGCTGCTGAACGAGGAAAGCGGTGGCGGTGGATCCGTTCGCTCCGCCGCCTTCCGGGAGTTCGGCATCCCGCCAACGGACTGGGACGAGCCCGCCACGCCCGCCGAGGAGGCCGCGTCGTGACCACCGCGATCACGATCGCGGGCTTCGACCTTCACGTCACCGGACCCGGGGCGGCGGACGCCGGCATCACCAGCGAGCTGCTGGCGGAGAAGCTGGGCTACTCGCACCGCGGGAAGCTCGAGGAGCTCGCCCGCCGACACGCCGAATACCTGAGCAAGTTCGGCCAAATCCCCACGGTGGTCATCCGGGTGCAGGCGCCGGGGCAGGTGGCCCCCCGCCTCGTCGACATCCCGGTCTTCAACCGCAACCAGGCGCTCTATCTGGTGCTGAAGAGCGAGCAGCCGGTCGCGAACGACCTCTCGATCGCGCTGATCGACGCCTTCAACCAGCTCGAGGCGCTGGTCGCGCGTCGCCCGGCGGTCCCCGAGCTCGCCGACTTCACCCGCGCCGTCGAGAGCCTCGTCGGGATGGTGACGTCGATGGGCAAGCGGCTCGAGGCCGTCGAGGGAGCGGTCGTCTCCCCGTCGCGCGGAGCTGACCTTCGCCGCCGGATGCTCTCGCTCGCTCGGCTTCGCGTCGAGGCTGGCTTCGACGCGGCGCAGCCGAGCGCGTTGCGCGTCGTGCAGAACAAGGTGGGGAGCGCGGTAGGCCATCTCGGGAAGGGGTGTTCGTGGGATCGGTTGCCGGCGGCGAAGTTCCCCGAGGCCATGAGGGTGATCGAGGAGCTCGAAGCCGACGCGAAGCGGGCGCTGAAGATCAAGCGCGACGAGGGGCAGGGTTCGCTGCCGTTCGGAAAGGTGCACTGATGACCCGCCACCCCCTCCTGGCCCTGCTCCTCACCGCGTGCGCTGCTGTCGTCGTCATCGCCACCATGCACGCCGCACGGGCGCAGGCGCTCCAAGAGGCGCCCGCCGACCCCTGCGGCTACTACCCGCGGCAAGGCCCCGTCGCCGTGGCCTGCTCGGTATCCCGGTGCGTCGTCTGCTCGGACGGGAGCTGCCGCCAGTTCTCGCCGAGCCTCTGCTGGACGGTGAAGCCGTGATCCGCCATCTCCTCCTGGCCCTCCTGCTCGTCTCCTGCGCTGCCGACGACGGGACCGCCCCGGATGACCCGAGCTTGCCGATCGTCCAGGCCGCCGAGGGGGCGCCGTATTGCACTCGGGATTCCCAGTGCGAGGGGCCCGCTACCTGCGCGCCCGACGGCTCCGCCTGCATCGGAGAGGAGCCCGACGCCCACCCGTGCCCGGCGCCGGCGGGGACCTGCGCGGCGTCGTCCGACCCGAGCTGCGTGGACCAGTCGAACGACTCCTACAACTGCGGCGCCTGCGGGGCCCGTTGCCCCTGGGGGTACGACGGGCTGATCTGGTGCCTGGACTCGGTCTGCTACTCGGCGGCGGGGCACTGACGATGGCATCGGGTGAGTCTCTCGCTCGTGCTCGGGTCATGCCGTCGATCGTGGCCACCTCGGGCCAGGCGGCAACGCTGCGCGCGCTGACAGCATGGGCCGGCCCCGACGACGTTCACGAGTTCTGCCGCGCGGTGGCGATGGGGCGGACGCCGATGGCGGTGCGGTACTGGCTCGCCCTGGTCTGGTCCCGCTCGTCGCCGCGCGCCGCGTGGGAGCACCTGCGGTGTCTCGTCTACCTGCAGCGTTTCGGAGGGCTGCCGTGACGCCGGCCTACCACCTCAGTCAGCTCGACGCGGTCGAGTGGCTCCGGACTCTGGCCGACGAGAGCGTCGATCTCATCGTCACGGACCCGGCCTACGAGTCCCTCGAGAAGCACCGCGCGAAGGGGACGACGACTCGTCTCAAGCACAGCAGCGCGTCGAGCAACGACTGGTTCCCGATCTTCCCGAACACGCGGTTCGCTGAGCTCTTCGCCGAGCTCTATCGGGTGCTCGCCACCGACCGGCACCTCTACGTGATGTGCGACCAGGAGACGATGTTCGTCGCCAAGCCGATCGGCGAGGCGGCGGGGTTCCGCTTCTGGAAGCCGCTCGTCTGGGACAAGGGGTCGATCGGCATGGGGTACCACTACCGGTCCCGCTACGAGATGGTGCTCTTCTTCGAGAAGGGGAAGCGTCGGCTCGCAAACCTCGGGACACCCGACGTTCTCGGAGTGAAACGGGTTACAGGAAAGGTATGTGACCGATGCGCGAGAGGGGAACGGGCAGGATCACCACCAAGGGTTACGTCCAATTGCGACTCGGCGGCAAGTACGTCTTGGAGCACGTCGTCGTATGGGAGGGCGCCAACGGGCCCATCCCTTCCGGGATGCAAATCCACCACAAGAACCACGAGAAGCGAGACAATAGGCTCGAGAACCTCGAGCTCGTCGATCCAACGACGCACAAGCGGATCCATTCCGGCTGCGAACTCAGAGACGGCGTCTGGTGGAAGCCCTGTCACGTCTGCGGAGAGTTTAAGCCCGTCTCCGTCGAACACTGGTACTTCGGCCCAAACGGGCGTTGGCCAATACTTGGAAAGTGCCGCCTCTGCGCCATCAGGGCGTCCGTCGAAGGCAAGCGGCGACGAACGGCCAGGCGTCTGCTCGAAGTGCGGAGCGAGGACGCGACCTAGCTTTCCGACCGAGAAACCCGAGACGCTGTCCCGCGTCCTCATCGAGCAGAGCAGCGCACCGGGCGAGATCGTCATCGACCCGTTCATGGGGTCGGCGTCGGTGGGCGCGGCCGCGCTGAGTTCCGGGCGCCACTTCCTCGGAACCGACGTGGCGGATTCTGCGCTCACGGTGTCGCGGGCGTGGCTCGGCGAGATTGCAGGCGGCGACGCCGACTCACGGCTCTTCGAGCGCGTGCGTCGGCGCGAGGGGCAGATGGGGCTGTTCGGGGGGCTCCTCGAGAACGCGACGGGAGGTGGGGTGTGAGCGCGGTCTTCTCCGCCTGCGGGCGCTACCGCTACCACCTGGGGCGGACCGTCTCGCTGCTCGGGACAGGGACGGCGGTGTTCGTGATGCTCAACCCGAGCACCGCCGATCACGAGGTGAACGACCCCACGGTCGAGCGCTGCTGCCGGTACGCCGCCGGGTGGGGTTTCCGGGAGCTCGAGGTGGTCAACCTCTTCGCTTTCCGCTCCACCGACCCGCGGGCTCTGAGCGACGAGATCGATCCCATCGGGGCCGACAACGACCGGTGGATCCTCGAGACGTGCCGGGCGGCCCGCCGCGTCGTCTGCGCCTGGGGAGTCCGCGGGGGGTTCTGCCAGCGGGATATGGCGGTGCTCCACAACCTGCGCAAGGCCGGCGTCGAGCCCTACACGCTCCGGCTCACCAAGGGCGGGCATCCCCAGCACCCGCTCTACCTGCCGGCGTCCCTGCGACCGTTTCCGATGGAGGACCGGCTCGCATGAACCCCCGCATCCTCACCCCCGAGGACCGCGCCCGGCTCGAGGAGCACCGCCGCGAGGCCGGCCGGGCCCGGGAGCACCGCGAGCGCCAGCGCCGGGCGGAAACGCCACGGGCGCACACCCTCGCGGCCAACCGCTACCGCGTGCAGGACCTCGTGCGACTCCGCCTCGAGAACGACCGCGAGGAGGAGGCGAACCCGCCCCCGCCGCGACCACGCACGCGGGGGGAGTGCATCGTGTGCCCCCACTGCCAACGGATTCGAGATGAAAGCAATCGATCTAACGGGAAGGAAGATAGGGATCCTGACGGTGATCCGCAGGGCGGGAACCTGGAGGGGGCCGTCGGGAAGTTCGAGCCCGACGTGGGAGTGTCGCTGCGAATGCGGAAGGGTGAATGTGGTGAGCGGGAGCAACCTGCGGCAGGGGGGCGTCGGGTCCTGCGGGTGCCGGGGCGGGGAACGGCACGTGGCGGAGCGCACCAGGCACGGGATGCGATCTACCCCGGAGTACCACACGTGGAATTCGATGATTCAGCGCTGCCTGAATCCGCGCGCGCAGCAGTATCGAAACTACGGGGCACGGGGGATCCGTGTGTGCGAGCGGTGGCTGGAGAACTTCGAGAACTTCATCCAGGACATGGGGGAGAAACCCTCACCACAGCACTCGCTGGACCGAATCGACAACCATGGGGACTACACGCCGGAGAACTGCCGGTGGGCGACACGCAAGGTGCAGGCGCGCAACAAGCGCAACAACCACCTGATCACAGCGGGACAGGAAACCATGCCCATCTCCGCGTGGGCGGAGCGCACGGGGCTCCGGAAGAACACGATCAAGGAGAGGCTTCGAAGGGGATGGGACCCTGTTCGTGCGGTCACCGAGGCGCCGAAATTCTGAGCCATTCGCGCCCGTGCATCCGCGCGTGCCCCTACTCGCTCCTCTACGAGGTCACCCCGCGCGGCGGCCTCAAGGTGCTGCACCCCGACGCCAAGGGGGACCCGGACCCCGACTACGACGGACCGAGCTGCTCCCTTGATGTGGCAGACGCGGGACCTCACACGCTCGAGGAAGTCGGCGCCTACCTCAACATCGGACGCGAGAGAGCCAGGCAGACCGAGGACGCGGCGCTGGAGAAGGCTCTCTCCGCGGCGGCACGGCTTCTGAACGGATGGGAGAAACCATGTTGAGCGAAATCAAAGCCATCGGTTCCGAGCAGGTGCAGGGGCGCCGCGAGTACCCAATCGCGGGCGGGAGCGTGCTCTACGTGCCGGCCGACACGTCCCCCGCCTGGCGCGCCGTCAACACGATGGGCGTGTTGCTCGGGTCGTTCGACACCTACGCGAAGGCCGAGTCGGCAGTGCGGGAGAACGCCCCGCACGCAGTCGAGCGGACGCCCCCGCCGCGCACCCGCTGCGCCACTTGCCGCGGGAGGCACGCGACCGAGCACTGCCCGGCGAGGCCGGGGAAGAAGGGAGACGAGCATGGCAAGCAAGGCTCAGGAGGCGCTGCTCCGCGTGGGCGCAGTGGTGGAGGACAGGGACCCGCGGATGCCGGGACGGAGTGGGCGGGTGGTCGAGATCACGCGGACCACGATCGACGTCGACTGGATCACCGGCAGGCGGACCAGGTTCAACCGTCAGACGTGGGGCGAGCGGTTCCGTGTCGTGACGCCGTGAACGCGAGCGACACCCACCTCGACGACTACGCCACGGCGCTTCGTAGCCTGACAACGGCCGGCAACGCCGTCCCGATCCATGCCGTGGCGTGCAAGGTGCAGGGCGGCGCCACGACGAAGACGAAGCGATCCGCCAGAGCGGCTCTCGACGAACTCGTGGCGCGGGGGCTCGCAGAGATGCCGTTTCCGGGGCGGTACCGGGCACTCGCGGTGCCCGCCGACGTGCGCGTCAACGGACGCGAAGTCGCGTGGTTCGACCTCTCGGTCACGGTACCCGAAGAGAACCAGCCGCGGCTGGACGAGCCGGGGTTTGTCGGGCGCTGCGCAGCGGCTTCCGAGGAGCGGCCGGAGACGGAGCCCGCGGAGAGTCAGGGGATCTCACCTGAAGCTCTGGCGCTGGAACGCGCTGGCGACGCCAGCATGGATCGGCACGTCAGGTGCCGGTGCCTACCGCTACCGCCAGGAGGCGAGCTCCATTCCGGCGAGGAGCCGCCCCCCGCCAGTCCCCCGGAGCCGCCCGTGACGCTCGATCCAATCGAGCGCCTTGCCGGCTCCTTCACTTCGGCGCTGCTGGGCGTGGCGGAATACCCTGACGCGATCATCGCGGAGGCGGAGGTGTTCGCCAAGCGGGCGGCCAAAGCGCTCGAGGTGGCGCGGGCGGAGCGCGAGCGCGCGGAGGCCGAGGAGCGAGGCGCCTTCGAGGCCTGGAACCGGGCCCGGAACTCGCGCGAGGCCGCGCGAGAGCGAGTCAAGCGCCTGGAACGGATCGCGCAGGGCGTGGAGTGAAGTGGAAGGAGAAGAGCATGGCAGCGAAGAAGGACAAGCAGTCACCGGAGCCGAAGGACGAGGGGATCGAGCGCAAGAAGTACACCGACATCCAGCGCGTTCGCCTCGATGACGACGAGCTCATCGAGAAGGCGCAGGAGCAGTCCCGGACCCTACAGCTCATCGAGGAGCTCGAGAACGACCTCAAGACGAAGGTCCAACACGCCAAGGCCGGCATCCAGGAGCGCGAGGCCGACGTGAAGCGCCTCGCCATCGAGATCCGGGACCGCGCCACCTACCGCCCCGTCGATTGCGAGCGGATCTTCGACTACCGCCGCGGGATCGTCACGGAGGTCCGCCTCGACACGGGCGAGCAGATCAGCGAGCGCCCCATGACCTACGCTGAGAAGCAGCGGGAGCTGCCGCTCGACGGGCCCCCGAAGGACGAGGAGCTCGAGGAGGACGGGGACGACGAGCCAGCGGATGGCGAGGGGAAGCTCGAGGCTGACGCCGACCAGGAGGGCGCCAAGATGGGCGGGCGCCGGCGGCGCGGGAGCGGGCGCGCAGCGAGGGCCTGATGGCATCCACCGAGCAGGTCCTCGACCTCGTGCGCGCCCACTACGGGCGCAACGAGACGGCATTCCGGAACGCCGCCCTGCGGTTCGCGGCGGCGATCCGGGACCCCGCTGCCCGTGAGCGAGCTCGGAGGTGCGTCCCGAGTTCTACCCCCGGGCTCGTCTCGATGCCGGCCGAGGCGAAGGGCCTGCTCGGGTCGGTCCAGGGCCGCCCGCTCGAAGACGTGCGGCTCCCTGACCCCATCCGCGACGAGGTCGAGGTGTTTCTCGAGGAGCAGGAGCGCGCCGAAGAGCTCGGCCGGCATGGCTTGGCCCCCCGGCGCCGGATGCTCCTGCATGGTGAGCCCGGCAACGGGAAGACCACCATCGCCGGGGCAATCGCCCGCGAGCTCCTGCTGCCGTGCATGGTGCTGCGCCTGGGCGGGGTCGCCAGCCAGCGCATCGGCGAGGAGCAGCAGAAGCTGCAGGCCGCCCTCTCGCTGGCCTCGGGCCGCTGCGTCCTGCTCCTCGACGAGATCGATGCCATCGCCTCGACCCGGTCCGGGAAAGACCTGCAGGCGGCCGCGAAGGAGCAGGCCAAGACCGTCTGCGTCCTGCTGCAGCTCCTCGACGAGGACCCCGGGGAGCGCATCCTCATCGGGGCGACCAACCGGGTCGACCTCATCGACCCCGCGGTGCGGCGCCGTTTCGAGCTCGAGCTCGAGGTCCCCCCGCCGACGGAATCCGACGTCGAGGCGTTCTCCACTGCGCTCTTCGCCCGCCACAAGATGGAGCCGGCGCCCTTCGAGGTGCGGGGGGCCGTCAACTACGACAGCGTCGAGAAGGCCGTCGTCGAGAAGGTCCGGCGGATCGTGCTGTTCGGGGGCGACGCATGAAGCGAGCCGCCTCACCCCTGCTGCTGCGGGACCGCGCGGCGCTCCTGGAGCTCGCCGACCAGGCTCTCTCGGCCCCTCCGGCGAAGCCCTGGATCCGTCGCCCGGTCCCCGCGGGGAGCCGCGTCGCCCGCTTCGTGCTGCCCCTCGAGCTGCTTCAGCCCACGAATCGCACTGGGCGTCTGGCGGCCGCGCAGCCATGGCGCAGGGCGAAGGACAAGGCGGCGGTCTGGCTCGCCATGCGGGCGCAGTGCCTGCCGTGGGATGCGCCGCTTCCGGGCCGACCACAGGTCCTCTGCGTGCGCTTCACCTCCGTCCCCACCGACCACTACGCCGATTGGGCGAAGCTCGCGGTGGACGTGCTGTGCGCGCGCAAGGAGGGGTCCCTGCGCCGCCTCGGAATCATCGTGGACGACCGGCCATCGGCCGCCGACGTCGTGCAGTGGTGCGAACCCGCCCCGGGCGGGAAGAGGTTTTGCCTGATCGAGGTGCGAGATGGCAGCTAGAGGGCCAATCGAGGAGCGCTTCTGGGCCAAGGTGACCCGTGATGGGCCAATACCGGCCCACATGCCACACTTGGGACCGTGCTGGGTGTGGACCGCTTCCACACGTGGTGGCTACGGCAGCATTGGGATTTCCGGAAGGATGGAGCGCTCCCATCGCGTCTCATGGGAGCTCGCCAACGGGCCAATTCCTGGTGGCCTGTGCGTACTGCACCACTGCGACAACCCCCTATGCGTGAATCCGGGACACCTATTTCTAGGTACGAAGAAGGACAATGCTGAAGACATGTACAGCAAAGGCCGCAGGATTCCGCTGCGCGGCGATGATCATCCGTTGCGTCGGAATCCGGGGCTTTGCTCACGTGGTGACTCCCATTGGGCACGGCAGCACCCGGAGGGGCTGGCGCGAGGCGATGATCATTGGACTCACCGACACGCGGAGCGTATGCCTCGCGGGGATAAGCACCACGGAGCCCGGATCACCGAGGCGCAGGCGCGCGAGGTGCTTCGACTGCGCGCCTCTGGGGTGACGGGACTGGAAATCGCTAGACGGTTTGGAGTGCCTAACGCACTCGTCTACGCGGTCGGAAAGCGTACCTGGTTGCACCTGGTGAGTGCCGGAGAGGAGACGACCCATGCGCACACCCCCTAACGACCGCCGCGAGCCTGGGGCGAATACGCGGCGCCGGGACAGGGGTTCGGGCTGGTCGAGGTCTGGAGCGGGGTCCCGTGAGGTCCGCGCGGGAGGTGGTCGCGGTGCTGGATGGGCGGCTTGGAGAGGTGACGAGATGACGGACGTGAATTTGTCCAGAATCTACGAGGGAATAGTCGGCGATTCCGGACCTGATGAAACCGCCGTGGTGTTGGTCACCGGGTCGCGAAATTGGGGCGGGGATCCCGCGGACATCGGGCGACGACTCCGGTGGTTTTACCGGAAGCACCCGCACACGGACAGGATCCTTCTTGTGGGGGACTGCCCTGGATGGCGCAGCGTTGACCGAATTGCGTACGACGCCGCCCGTGAGGCCGGGTTCATCACCAAAATGTTCCGCGCAAACTGGGCCTCTCTCGGGAAGGCAGCCGGTCCAGCCAGAAATCGACGGATGGTGGAGCTGGCGGCGCTTTTCGCTTCCGGTGGTTCGGTTGTTGAGGTTGACGCATGGCCGATGCCCGACAGCAGGGGGACGATCCACTGCATCCAAGAGGCGCGGCGGGCCGGTCTTCATGTGGTCGTGCACGAGGTGGTGGCGGTGCTGGATGGGTGGGTGGGGGAGGTCGAGGGACCGCATCCGTGACGCACGCTCGCAGCACAATGGCAGACCATATGGCTAGGCAAAACGTCCCCGATCATCTCCCTTGCCGGCCGTCCGGATCGCGTGCTAGCATGACCGCCACACGCACCAATAGAACGGCCCCGGCGACGCGAGAACGTCGGCTCGGGGCCTGACCACCGGAAGGAATGAGCTCCCGATGACCAGCAAAGCAAAGCACGCCGCACCGGGCGTGGCAAGCGAGAAGAAGTCCCCCAGGCCACGCCGCGCGGTGCGCCTATCGGTTCGGTTCGACGTTTTCAAGCGAGACTCCTTCACGTGTAGCTACTGCGGCCGCAGACCGCCGACCGTGGTGCTCGAGGTTGACCACATCGTTCCCGTCGCGTCGGGCGGTGGTAACGAGCCCGAGAACCTCACCACGGCCTGCCGTGACTGCAACGGTGGCAAGGGCGCCAAGCACCTGAACGCCGAGATGCGGCCGGCGGTAGCCGCTGACAGGGCGGAGGAGATCCAGGAACGCGCTCTCCAGGCGAAGGCTTACGCGGAGGCGATCGAGGAGCAGCAGCGGGCAGAGAGCCGCATGCTCGATTCGGTGAACCGAAGATGGGCCGAGGTCTTCGGGGCGGAAACAACGCCGACCGGTTGGAAGATGCCGGAGTACGGACCGCCGTGGCCAAGCGCCGCCACCATTCGAAACTTCCTGACCAGGATCCCGCTGGACGAGATCCTCAAAGCAATCGACATCACGGCCACCAGCAGGTGCACAACGTGGAAAGCTGACCGGTACTTCTACGCGGTCTGCTGGCGCCGCATTCGCGGCGAGGACATGAGATGAGCGACTCCGGTTACACCAAGCTCTACCGATCGCTCACGAAATCCACCGTGTGGGTGGGGCAGCCCGCGCACGTCAAGCTGGCCTGGATCGTGATGCTCGCCGAAGCCGACGAGGTCGGCCGCGTCACAACCCCGGTCCCGGCCCTGGCCAAGCTGGCAGAGGTGAGCCTGCCGGAGTTCGAGGAGGCGCTCCGGGTATTCCTGAGCCCGGATGCTTACTCCCGATCTCGTGAGCACGAAGGCCGCCGGATCGAGCCGCTTGGCCCCGACGACGAGTTCGGTGGGTTCCGGATCCTGAACCACGATCGGTACCGCGAGAGGCGAGATCCCGAGGCCAGGAGGGAGCAAAACCGCGCTGCCCAGGCCCGGTGGAGGGCCAAGAAAGCCGCGCAAACTGGCACCGTAAGCGCTTACGTAAGCGAGGATAAGCAAGCGTCAGCCGAGGAAAGCCACAAAAAGCCAATTCCTTCTGCTTCTGCTTCTGCTTCTGTAGCTAATCCTGATCCCGTCCTACCTGAGGAAGTAGATCCAAGACCTGACAGGGATCCCGCGCGAGCGGCCGATCCTCCGTCGGCACCCCGCCCCGAGCCAGTCGCCACCGTAGTCCGCCGAGTCTTCGAAGCGTGGAAGCTGGACACCGGGCACGCCCGGGCGGTTCTCGACGCGAAGCGACAGCGCCGGATCGAGGGCCGACTTCGGGAGGGGTTCACCGAGCAGGATCTCCTCGACGCTCTCGAGGGCCGTCACTCCGACCCGTGGCTCATGGGCACCGACCCGAAGAGCCCGCGCCTGTTCGACGAGATCGACACGATCTACCGCGACGCCGCGCAGGTCGAGAAGCTCCGTGACCTGAGAAGGAACCCGCCATCCGCGCCTACCCGATCCGCCGAGCCGCGAGGGCTTGCGGCGCTCCGAACCCTGACCATCGAGGACTGAACCGTGAAGCGACACACCGCACAGGCGTTCGAGTCCCTCACCGTCGCGTACCCGACGTGGGCGGAGAGGTTCACCCCAGAAAGCACGGAGCTCTGGGGATCGATGGTCGAGGAGATCCCTCCCGACAAGCTGCAGCCCGCGGTGCTGCGCCTTATCCGAACGTCGCGGTTCGCGCCCAGCATCGCCGACATCTTCGCCGCCGCGGGGGTGCAGGTGGCTCCTCCCGAGGATGAGTTCGCTGACCTGCGCCGGACGGGTGCACTGTGAGCCGCGAAGACGTCGAACTCGTCCACGCCGCGCTGCTGGATCGCGGGTGGGGAGCGGTCGCGCCGGCGTTGGGGATCCAGTACCGGAGCAAGCGCCACCGGGAGCGGTGCCCGATCCACGGCGGCAAGGACGAGAACCTCACGCTCGACGAGCACGATGGGCGGCTGACGTACTTTTGCGCGAGCCACTGCGGATCCGGCGACGTCATCGCCATGATCCGGGCATTGCGCGGGTGCTCATTCCCGGAGGCGCTCCGCGAGGCAGCCGACATCTCCGGGATCGATCTGGGGCGCGATGGCGAGTCGGAGGAGGCCAGGCAAGCGCGGGAGCGAGAGCGCGCGGCATACCTCGAGTCGCATCGGCAGCGGCTAGCCGCGGAGCCCAAGGAGGAGCGGCAGTTCGCGCCGCTCGACCAGGTCGAGGCGCTGTGGAACGGCGCCGGGCGCGTGGACGAGGACCAGGAGATCGCGAGCTACCTGGACAGCAGGGCCATCCCGGCCGTCTCCGCCGCCTCCCACGACCTCCTGCGCGCCCTGCGCCCGGGGCAGCCGCTGCCGTGGTGGGCGGCCAGGAAGGGGCCGGACGACGCGGCGCGGACGTGGCTCGAGACGGGCCACCGGATCCTGATTCGGACCTGGGACCACCTCGGGCAGCTCCGCGGGGTACGCGCGTGGCGGGTCAACGGCGACGAGACGACCCCGAAGCGCCTCCCGCCGGCCGGGTGCAAGGCGGCGGGGCTCGTGTGGGCGAACGCGGACGCGCTCGAGATCCTGCGCCACCCACGGCCCGCGCTGCTGGTCATCTCAGAGGGAGAGCCAGACCTCTGCGTGCACGCGGTGCGGGGCCGGTATGCGGTGATCGGCATCACGAGCGGATCATGGACCCAGGCGCTGGCGGACCGGCTGCCGTTCGGTTCGGAGGTGGTGATCCGCACGGACAACGACGAAGCTGGTGATGCCTACGCCGATCAGATCCTCGAGACGCTGCGCGGGCGCGTTGCCGCGTGGAGGGTGGCGGCGTGAAGCAGCGAACGAAGGACGCGCCGGCGCGCGACGACACCGACAAGGCCGTCACTAGGACCCTGCCAGAAAACCCGCGCGATGATGCGAAGCTCGTGGTCGACGCCCCGGTGCTGCGCACGACCAAGGACCTGATCGCCGGCGCGATGAACCGGGCGCTGAACCCCGCGCGCCGCGTCATCGTTCCCACTGGCCACTGGGAGATCGACCAGAAGACGGGTGGGTTCTACCCGACGAGCTCGTGGCTCATCGGGGCGGGCACTGGCAAGGGCAAGAGCACGCTCGCGACCGCGTTCGTGGACCAGTTCCAGAGCAACGGCGGTGACGCGATCATCGTGTCGCTGGAGGACGCGGAAGCGCTGTACGCGGATCGGCTGCTGCTGCGGCGGGCGCGGCGAAGCCGGGACCAGAAGATTCTCGCCGACCACCTTCGCCTCAACCAACTGACGCCGACCGAGATCAAACTCATGACGGACGTGGCCGCGAAGGCGGACCACAAGCCCATCTTCCTGGACGCGATCGGCCGCTCCGGCGAATGGGTGGCGATCACGGTGGCGAAGATGCTCGACGCGATGCCGCAGGTCGGCCTCGTGGTGCTCGACTACATCGGCGAGGCCGATTCAGAGAACCAGAAGGACGACCGGAGGAACGAGCTCCGAAAGATGGGGCGCTTGCTGCGGCAGGCGGTGAAGAGCCGCAAGCGTTGCCTCCTCATGCTGAGCCAGATAACGCCCGACGAGAAGAACCCGGACAAGTTCCCGCGCGCGACCCAGATCCGCGACTGCAAGGACCTGGTGTTCGCGGCGGAGGTCGTGGCGATGCTGGGGATCGTACAGGCGGATGTGCCGGACAGCCGCGGCGGTGTGAAGGTGCGCGCGGGAGAAAGGGCGCTCCTGCTCGAGAAGGTCAAGCAGGGACACGTCGGTTTCGTCCCACTCCACTGGGACGACGACGCCGCTTGCTTCGTGGACGTCGAGGATCCGCGGCACGACGAGCGCGGCGATCCCCCCCTCGGCCGCTCCTGGTCGCCAGGAACGCGCCCCGTCCCCCGCCCGCACAACGAGGCTGCGGAGCGGGATGATCCAGACGAGCCCGACCAGTACGGGATCCCGAGGAGCCTCTGAGGAGTAGCGATGCCGAAGCTGCAGATCGACAAGGACGACCGCCGCGACCTCGCCGCGTACTTCAGCGGGGCCGCGTTCGCGCGACTGGCGGCGAGTTCGCTCGGCCCGGCGCTGGAGCGCGCAGCGCGGGAGGGCGGCTCGAAGCGGTGCCACGGTTGCGGGGGGGTTGGGCGCCTCGACGGGTCTTCGGAGATGCGCCGGAAGGCGGAGGAGCTGGCGCACTGCCGGAGGTCCCGGGTCGCGATGGTCGTCGCGGACATGGCTGGGCACCAGGTGACGACGGCGAAGATCCCGCACCTGACCGAGTACCGCCGGCGACGCGCCGAGGCCTCCACGGCGGAGCCGGACCTGTCGGCGGCGCGCGCGTACGCGGAGGAGCATCGGGAAGAGCTGCTGGCGGAGATCCGGCAGGAGCGGCGCCGTGGGAAGAAGTTCCGGGTCGCGCTCGGGAAGCGGCGGAACAGAAGATCCCGTGAGGCTTCTGGCCACCTTCTGGAGTGGCGCCGGCTCATGGCGGAAGGGGTTGCGGCGGTGCCGACGTTCGCCGCGGCCGAGCAGTACCGGCGCGGGCACGCCGCCGAGATCACCGCCGAACTCCTGCTGGAGTCGCGCGAGCTCGGGGACCTGGAGGTCGACGCCCTGCAGGTGGAGATCGACGCGGTCCGGAAGGGCGAGAAGTCCGACCCGATCAGCACGTGGTGCCCGGTCTGCGGGGGGCGCGGGATCATCGGCTGCGAAACGCACGAGGTGGAGAGCGTCGAGGACCCCGCCTGGATCGACGCCCACCCGGAGAGCCACTGGACCGGGTGTTCGTGGGTCCGCGCATTGGCCGGAGCCGATCAGCAGGCGGAGCGGGAAGCGGTGCGGTCATCCGGGAAGGTCCACGTCCACGAGACGCGAGTGGCGCTCGGAGTAGACCTGGGGGAGTCGGAGGTCGAGCGTCTGGGGCGAGTGGGGGCCCGGGTGTCGCGGGTGGCGCGCCGCGGGGAGCGTCTGGTCTGGTCCCTGCACCCTGGGGACGCTCGGGCGACGATCGACGAGGTGGCCGAAGGGCTGGTGCCGGACTTCCGCGTCCTTGCCCCCGTCGATCTGGTGGCCGCCCTGTCGGCGATGATGCAGCCGGGCGCGGCGGTGGGCGCCTCGAGCCTGCTCGCCATGGTGCCGGCGGGGCAGGCGCTCGTGGTCCCCCATCGGGCGCGCTGGCGGCTCGAGCCCACGTACGCGCAGGCGACGGACCAGCGGGGCGGGCGCGAGCCCACGGACGACCAGGTGCTCGACCGTGTGCGGGCGGAGCAGCGGACGAGCCCGAGCATCAGGATCGGGTCGCTGCTCCAGGACGCGCGGGCGCAGGCCGAGGAACTGGCGTCCCTGGCCGTCGAGGCCTGGACGGGAGCGGGGGCTGGCAAACGGCCCCGTGCGGAGGCGCAGCGGCCCCGCAGAGCCAGGATCAGGGCGCCGCTCCGGGAAGACCTCGCGGAGGTAGTGGCGCACGTCAGGCGGGCTCTGGAGGCGGGGGGCGAGCAGTGAGCGCCCCTGACGAGCTCCTCACGCTGCCGGAGGCGGCCAAGCGGGTCGGGCTCGCGGACCCACGCGGGAGGAAGCTGCGTCGGATCCTGATCGCGGCCGAGCGCCGCGCGGGGAAGCGCATCGGGGTAAGGTCTGGAGATCGTCGTACGTGCTGGCGGGTCACGGAGCGGCAGGCCCGGTTGGCGGTGACGTTCGAGCGGGAGAGCGACCTGGCGGACCTGCGGAAGCTTGTGCGGTCGGCGCTGGCAGACGTCGAGGTCAGGACCGAGGAGATCGCCCGCGAGACGGCCGAGGAGGTGTGCGCTGGAACCCGTCAGGGGCTCGGGGAGCTCATCCGCGAGGTGGCGACGGAGGTGGGGGCCCTGAAGGGGAGGGTGGGGCAACTGGAACGCGGGGGCGACCAGCGCGGTTGGGCGCGCCTACCGAAGCTGGAGTAAGCCGGGGATCCGGTCACGTCAGCCGATCGGCCCTCCCCAGAAACTCCGGGTGGAGCCCGGTGCACACGAGGAGCCACCAGTAGGCGGCGATCGGCATCGCGCGGTCACCGGAGATCCAGCGGCGCCAGACGCGGCCGTCGGAGACGCCGACGAGCCGGGAGGCCTCGGCGCCAGAGAGCTCGGCCAGCACCCCGACGGCCCGGATCATCTCCGGGGTGGGTGGGCCGCGCGTCCACTGGCGGCGCTGCCGCCCCGGCGCCGTCTCCCGCGGGCCGCCGAGCGGCCACCCGAGATCGAGCTCGTAGTGGGCCGGCAGGATGACGTCCGGGTCCGAGGTCGTGACCACGACGGCTGCCGAGGCCGCCGGGCGCCTCACCACGAGCCGCAGGTAGTGGACCTCGGCCTCCACAGGGTCCCGGGTGCGGAGCTGCTCGGAGAGGCGGCCAGCCGTCTCCACGTGGACGCGGATCACCGGGCCCCCGCGAGGCACTGGGCGGCCCGGAGCACGAGCCCATCCCGGCGCCCCCGCAGGGTGATGGCGTGGTGGTCGGTCTGGGCCAGGTTGAAAGCCGCGTTGAGGCGCTCCTCGCCGTCCGCGATCAGCGTGTACGCGGACTGGAACTTCTCGACCGCATCCTGGTAGGCGGTCACGAGATCGCGGATGGTCTGGCGTCGGGCAAGGTCGTCTGGCATGGCGTGGGAACCTCAACGGCGCGAACCCGGGGCCCCGGTTTTCCGAGGCCTCCCGGGCGGGGGCTGGGCAGTCGACGGCGAGCTACCGCGCCGACTCCGTCCGCTCGAGCCACGCAATCTGCGGGGCCGTCAGGTTGGCGGCCTTGCCGGCGCGGAGGTCGGCCGCCATGCGGCCGAAGGCCGGGTGCTCTGCCGCGGCGGCGTCAAGCCGAGCGAGCAGGGCGCCGTGGCGATCCGCCGCCGTCGTCGCGAGCCGGGCCTTGGTAGCGGCCTCACGAGCCGCTCGGAGCTCCCGGGAGCGGGCGTTCTTCGCGTCGCGGATGGGGCGCAGCAACCGCGCGAGCTCCCGCTCCTGGTCGGTTCCGGCGGCCGCCCTGGCGCACTTCTCGACGCAGTCGCAGCCGACGTGGAACCGCTGCCCGTCGGAAGACTCGACGTTGAACATCACCAGGATCGACGCGCCGCAGTAGGCGCAGGTTCCGCCCGGCTTGGTGCTGAGCAGGATCCCGGTCCGATCGAACTCCTCGCGATTCAGGCAGACCTGGCCGTAAGCCAGGTCCTGGGACTCGATGCCCACGAACCGGAACGGAGCCTTGCCGAGGCCGGCGCGCTCGAAGGGGTGCAGGTTGGTGTTCGCGGTGGTCTGCGTCGCTGCCATGTCCTATGTATAGGACCATTGGTCCTAGCTGTCAAGGATGACGTAACGGGAGGAATGCGGAATTTCGCGGCCCGCCGCCGAGTCCCCGGAAACCGCCCCATATCCCGCAAGAACCCGGTGGAGTCGCCCTGCGCGTAGCCCGCGCTAGCCCGCGCTAGCCCGCCCCCATAGGGGAGGATGAGGGGGCGAGCGAGCGGCGGGTGCTGAGCGCCCCCGGGGTGCTGGTCCACCTGGTCCCGGAGCGGCTCAAGTGCCCGGGGTGCGGGGACAGGCGAGTCAAGGTCGAGTGGGGTTCTGATGGCAGCCGGCAAGGTCAGCGGATCAAAGCTGTCAAAGGACCGTCAGGCCGCACTCCTGGCGCTCGCTGACAGCATCGGAGACGCCAAGGCGGCAGCGAAGTACGGCATCCGCAGCCGCGCAACGGTGGGCAACTACCGGCGGGCGTTGGCCACCGACGATCAGCTTCGAGCGCTCTACGAAGCGGCAAGGGAGCGGCAGAACGCCAGCGACGACCGTGTCGTCGAGGCAGAGGCCGCAGCCATCCAGGCCGTGTGGTCCGCGGTCCGGCGCTCGGCCGACATGCTGGGCCGCGATGATAAGCCGGCAACCCCCCAGTATCTCGAGGCGCTGGCGAAGCTCGTCGAAGCCGCCGGCAAGAACTCCGACAACCGCGCAGAGCTCGAGATGAGCCGCCGGCTGCTAGAGCGCGGGGAGCGCTCACCCGATGGGCGACGTACTCCGGAGAATCCAGCGCCTCCAACGCCGGGCGGAAGCGTTCCGACGGCTGGCGCCTCCGCCGGAGTCCCCCTCCAGTGACCTCTCCCGCCTCTCGCTAGAGGCCTTCATCCGCGCCGCTGGGCTGCAGGCCCCGCACCACCTCCGGCACCTCCTCGCCGAGGCGGAAGCGGCGATCGCGGATCGCCCCCAGGGCAAGCGGTTCTTCTGGTTCTCGGTTCCTCCGCGCCACTGGAAGACGGTCACGCTGCGGTACGTCGTCGCCGCTCACCTGCTGCGGAGGCCGACCGACGAGGTGATCTGGTGCTCGCACACCGCGGAGTTCGCGGGCGACCAGGCGCAGGCGATCCGCCGAATCGTGGCGCAGGCCGGTGGCCGCCTCGACTCGGACACGCAGCGCCGCGCGAACTGGCGCATGGATGCTGGCGGCGGCCTGATGGCGTTCGGCGCCGGCGGCATCGCTGGCCGCGGCGGGCGCCTCATCGTGATCGACGACCCCATTGGGTCGCGAGCCCAGGCGGAGTCGAGGACCGAACGCGAGCGGGTCTTCCGCTGGATCGACGACGACGTCATTCCGCGCCTTACCCCAGACGGCTCCGTCATCCTGGTCCACACCCGGTGGCACCCGGACGACCCGATCGGACGGTACGCGGCCGACGCGCGGTGGAGTGGGATGAACATCCCCGCTCTGGCCGAGGAAGACGACGACCCACTCGGGCGAGCACCGGGAGAGCCGATCCGGCCCGACATCATCTCCCGCGACGAGCTCGAGCAACTCCGCGTCAAGAACGTCTTCAAGTTCTCGTCGCTCTACCAGGGGCGCCCGCGCCCCCGAGGCGCGGAGGTCTTCGTCGGCAACCCGCTGCGCTTCGTGCGACTCCCAGACGGGGCCCACCGCACCGCCTACGGCGTGGACCTCGCCTACACGGCGAAGACGGTCGCGGACCGCTCGGTCTGCCTCCGGATGCAGCGCTGCGGCGAGATCACCTACGTGACCGCCGGCCGCATCTCCCAGGTAGCAGCACCCGAGTTCACGCTCACGCTTCGCGCGATGGCATCCGAGCAAGCGGGCCCGATGCGGTGGTACCGCTCCGGGACCGAGAAGGGCTCGGCGCAGTTCATCAAGGCGAAGGTCCCGGGGTTCCGTGACCTCGCGACGACGGCCGACAAGTTCGTTCGCGCCCAAGGCGCCGCTGAGGGCTGGAACGGTGGCAAGCTCGCCTTCCCGTCCGAGGATTCCCCCCTCTACGGCGACTGGGTGGACGACGCGCTCGACGAGATCGCGTCGTTCACGGGCGTGAAGGACGACCGGGACGACATCGTCGACGCGCTCGCGGCTGGGTGGGACGAGCTGAACCCGAAGCGCGCCGCGCGCAGTGTCAGCACGGGCGGTGGCAAGGACCAGCACGATCGAACGGTGTACTGATGGCGTCGCGACGAAAGAAGACGGACGCCAGCACCGACTCGGGGCACATCGAGCAGCCCCCCCGCGTGATTGCTGGCTGGACCGTCCAACGGATCGAACTCGCGAAGCGGATGGCGAACAGCGGCGACCTATCGCTGGCCGCCGACCTCTGGGAGATGGTGCTCGGCGACGAGCGCGCGCTCGGCCCGCTGCAGGCGCTCGCCGGGATCGCCGGCGTCCCCATCACCTTCGAGACGTCGCTCCCTGGCATCGACTTCGCCGACGACCCGCTGGTCGCGGCACTGGGGCGGGACTTCTGGAGCATCTTCCCCGAGGAGCTCCAGGGCGAGATCATCCGCTGGGCCATCGGGCTCGGCGTCGTCCCCGTGCACGCGGCGGCGTGGGAAGCGGACTCGGAAACCGGGCGCCTGCTCCCCAGGTACGATGTGTGGCACCCCCGGGCGCTGCGCTTCGATGGGGAGAAGTCGGTCTGGAAGATCCGCACGCGCTCCAACAGCGACGGCGTCGAGTTCACCCCTGGTGACTCCGAGTGGTTGCTCTTCACCCCCTACGGGGCGAAGCGTCCGTGGACGAAGGCACCGTGGTACGGGCTCGGGCTGCTCTGGTACGCCGCCCAGTGCGCAAAGCTGGGGTGGTTCGACTGGAACGATTCCCACGCGGCGCCCACCCGGGTGGCGTCCAACACGACGAAGGTCGGCGAAGGCGAGTCGCTACTCGACGACGCCTCGCGCCAGGAGCTCACCGAAAAGGTCGCGAGCCTGGCCCGCGGAGGGCACATCACCCTTCCTGAGGGCTACGACCTGAAGCTCCTCGAGTCGGCGTCCAAGAACTGGGAGTCGTTCGTCAAGCTCTGCGACGAGGTCTGGCCGAAGGCCGTCGCCATCGCGATCACCGGCAACAACCTCACGACGCAGATCGAGGGCGGCAGCTTCGCGGCGTCGAAGTCGGCCGAGAACGTCTCCTACGACCGCAAGCGCACGATCGCCCGGTGCCTCGAGACGACCGAGCGCCGCGAGTGCCTGACCTGGTGGGCGGAGTTCAACTTTGCGAGCACCGCGCCACCGTGGCCCAAGTACGGGATCGAACCGCAGAAGGATCTCACCGCGGCGGCGACACGGTTCAACCAGGGTGCCCAAGGCCTCGCGACGCTGAAGAACGCCGGCTACGAAGTCGCCGACGGCGAAGAGTCGCGGATCGCCGAACTCCTCGGCGTGAAGGTTCAGCGTGCGGCGGTGCCACCGGGCGGGCCTGCCAGGCCGCCCGCGTCGGCGTCCAAGGCCACCGCCCATGCCCACGAGCGATCTACGGTGGCCAGTGCGGCGGCCGACGGGCTCACCCAGGGGCAAGAGTTCGCGGACGCGCTCGTCTCCCAGGGCGTTACGGCCGCGTCGGCCGCGCTCGCCCCGGACCTCCGCGCCATCAAGCGGATCATCGACGAGGAGCAGGACCCGCGGCGAATCCGAGAGCGCCTGATTGCCGCCTACGGCGACATGGCTCCCGCGGCGTTCATGGCCATCCTGGAAAAGGCCGAGGTGCTCGCTGCCATGGCCGGTCGGTGGAGCGCCGCCGCCGATGTCTGACGTGGAGTTGCCGCTCGAGAACGTCTTCGAGCGGTTCGACGATGCCCTCGCGTTCTTCCGTGCGCGGACGCCGATGCCGGCGGGCGCGTTCTACGCCCTCGAGGCGCAGGCACGCCAGAAGGCGTTCTCCGTCGCGAACGTCGCCCAGATGAGCATCGTCCAGCAGGTGCTGGACTCGCTCGAACGAGCTCTCGACCAGGGAATGGACCTGGAGAGCTGGCGCGAGGAGATCGGCCCCGCGCTCGAGGCCGCGTGGGCGGGGACCGTGAAGAACCCGGCGTGGCGTCTCGAGTGCCTACCAGGCGACACGCCGGTGAGCGGGGCCGTGGTACGGGCAGCCCACCGACGGTGGTTCGAGGGGCGCGTCGTCGAGGTCGTCACAGCGTCGGGCCGCCAGTTCTCCGCAACCCCGAATCACCCAATGCTCACGCGGCGCGGGTGGGTTCCCGCGGGCGCGCTCCGCCAAGGCGATAATCTGGTCCGCTACGGTGGGCACGAGAACGCGCGTGCGTTGGGAAACGATCACGAAGCAACACCACCAACCACCATCGCGCAGGTCTTCGATGCGTTGGCGCAGTTGCGGCCACCGGAAAGGGTTCAAGCAGTACGACTGGACTTCCACGGCGATGGGCGCGACGGCGATGTCGATGTTGCGCGTGCCGCAGGGGACCTGTGCCTCGGGCGCTTCGCCCCGATCCGAGAGCCACTGGAAGATCATGTCTTCGAAACGCCCGCGGCGTCGCGAACGCGATTCTGCCACGAGTGTGGCCATCTGGTGATGATCACGCAGCGGTGCGGCGTCTGCGATGCCCCGGTACGTGGCCCCCGAACGGCGCAATACGCGCTCGATGGCGGAGTGGCTCGCACCAAACGCCTTGGCGAGCTGATTCGCGCTTTCTCCGCGTTGGTACCTTCGGGATATCTCGTCCTTCGGGAGATCATGGCGCTCGCGGGAGGGCGCTCCGCCGCGAGCGAAATGAAGCTCCCGCGCCGAGGACAGCGAGCGAGAGATCCCCGCTTCACGGACTACTCCACCGACCCAGCCGCTCGAGGCGCCGACGATGGCCGCGATGTGCGCGATGCTCTCGCCATGGAGGTAGAGCTCGAGCGCGTGAGCTCTTGTAGGTATGTCGAGTTTCGCGGGCATGTCTACAACCTGTCCACCGCACATGGGTACTTCACCATCGCTGGTGGCCTCTACACAGGGAATACCATCTTCCGCACCAACGTCCAGACCGCGTTCAGCCACGGCCGCGTGCGGCAGATGCGGGACCCGGCCGTCACGGCGCTTCGCCCGTTCTTCTTGTTCGACGCGGTACTCGACGGCCGCACCACGGATGAGTGTTCGGCGCGAGACGGCGTATTGCTGCCCGCTGACGACCCGTGGTGGGTGACGAACACGCCCCCTCTCCATTTCAACTGTCGTTCCGGCATCCGCTCCCTGCGCAAGTCGCAGGCGGACCGGCGTGGCGGGGTGAACCCGCCCGACCGCGAGGTGGAGCTCAACCCGCCCGGCAAGGGCTTCGGAGTGACGCCGACGCTCTCGCCTGCCGTGCAGGTCCAGCCTTTCGTCCCTGAGGTCACCGGGCACCCGGCGCTCGAGGGAGCGAGGATACGGAAGGAGCGGGAGTTCGCCGCTGCTGAAGAGGAGCGCCGCCGTCAAGCAGCGCTTGGCTGACCGCGTCACCCAGCAATCATCGAACGGAGACGCCGTGCGCACCAGCACCATGGCAGCGCCGCGCGCGCTCCTGCTCGGGGCAGTGATCCCACGAGAACCCCCGGTGGCGTGCCCGTGTGCCGCCCCACCTCAGCACGGGCGCCCACTGGGGCCTACCAACGAGACGACCATGAAGGACTCCCGATTCGGGTTCACCGTCGCGCAGAAGGACCCCGACGTCCTCGAGCTCGACGTCTACGACGTCATCGGCGACACCTGGGAGGAAGACGCCGTCACGGCGAAGCGCGTGCGCGCGCAACTCCGGGAGGCCCGCGCGTCCCGGATCAGCGTCCGAATCAACTCGCTGGGTGGCGATGTCCAGGACGCACTGAGCATCTACAACCAGCTCAAGGAGCATCCCGCCGAGGTCGAGGTAAGGGTGGACGGGGCCGCGGCGTCGGCCGCCACGATCATCGCCATGGCGGCGAGCCCCGGCCGACTGCGCATGGCCGAGGCGTCGGAGTTCATGATCCACGAGCCGCGCTTCGATCTGATGTGGGGCGTCGACGCAGCGAAGGCGCGCAAGGCTGCCGACCGGCTCGACAAGGAGTCGGGCATCCTCGCTGGGATCTACGCCAAGCGATCGGAGCGCTCCGAGGAAGAAATCCGCGACTGGATGCACGCCGAGACGTGGTTCACCGCGGCCGAGGCGCTTGAGGCGGGGATCATCGATGGCCTCACCGAGGAACCGTCCACGGCGAGCATTACCCCCACCATGGCAGCGGCCGCGCTCCAGCGCTTCCGCAACGTGCCCGAACGGATGGTGGCGCGAGCCGGCCTCACGCCGGTCCGCGGCAACGGGGGCGCACTCGTCGGGGTGTCCGTCCCCCACCCCCCCCGCGAGCGCGCGGGGGCGGCGGCGTCGGCCCCGCCCGCAGGTGCGGGTGAGTCGTCGCTGCAACAGGTGAAGGTGGCCCCCCCCGGACTCCGGGGCGCGCTCCACACCCACCAGATCCCCGCGGCCGCAGTGGCCGCTGAGCCCCAACCCGCGGCCGCAGTGGCCGCCACCAACACGGAGATCCGAATGGACCCGAAGACGATCGCCCGCGACCTCGGGCTCCCCGAGGACACCACCGAAGCTCAGATCCGCACCGCCGCAACCGCGGCCGTCACTGACCGCAAGGCCCTGCTCGACGCGCTGGGCGTGAGCACGGTCGACGCCGCCCGCGGCGTCATCGAGGCTGGCCGGGCCGCGTCGGCCGAGCTCCCGAAGGCGCAGGCGCGCATCGCCGAGCTCGAGAAGGCCACGGAGGACGCCGAGCGCGCGAGCACCGTCGCGAAGCTCGAGGCCGAAAAGCGACTGACCCCGCCGCTGCGTGAGTTCGCGGCGAACTGCCCGATCGAGACGCTGCGCGCCTTCGCGAAGGTGGCCCCGGTCGTCGTGGCGGAGAGCCAGCACCACGAAGCGGATCCCGGCGCGGCCGCGTCGCCCGCCGCCCCGGCCACCCTGGACGGGAAGCGCTCCTACGAGCATCTCACGGGCCTCGAGCGGATTGCCCTGCGCGACAGCGACCGGGCGACCTTCGACACCCTGCGGAACGACTGGCTCTCCCGCGGCCAGCCCATCGCCAACACGGCCGGCTGACGTCGGCAAGCGACCCACCAGAAACCCCCACCCTTCTCGTCTCACAGTTGAGGACCGCCATGACCATCACCGTCGCAACCGACGTCATCGACCGCCAGATCCTGACCGACGCCGTCCAGGGTCGTTTCGCGCAGAAGAACGCGCTCATCGGGAGCGCCCTCACTTCGAGCGGCGCCATCTCCGTCGAGGGGACCTTTCCCGGTCAGGGCCGCGACGTCATCGGGCAGCAGGTCGAAGTCCCGTACTTCGGGACCATGCCTCCGTTCGTGAGCAACCCGGACGGCAACTCCATCACGCCGAGCAAGCTCGGCATGGCGAGCGAACTCGGGACCGTCACGCGCAGCTCGCTCGCGTTCCAGGCGTCGCGCTGGGCACGCGCGTCTGGCAACGCCGACCCCTACGCCGAGGCCGCCCGCCAGTCGGAAGTCCAGGCGACCCGACGGATGGAGGAGCTCATCATCGCGTCTGCCGCGACCTCGCCGCTGCTCGTGGACATCTCGAGCGCGGGGAGTGACGTGCTCACCTACGACGCTCTCGTCTGGGCGCTCGCCGAAGCGCTGGGCGAGGACTTCGTGGCAGGCGCCGCCGTCGTCGCGCACCCGCTGACGCTCGCCGGACTGGCAACGCAGCGGGACGCGGCCGGGAACCTGCAGTTGACGAACGCCGCCGACGGCGGGGTCACGCGGCTGTTCGGGATCCCGGTGATCGGGAGCGGGCGCACCCCGAAGACCACCAGCGCCATGGGCGCGGTGACGAGCACGGGGGCCAACCCGCCCGTGATGACGATCACGGGCGTTCCGCTCGATGCCTTCAAGAGGCTGGTGGTCGAATGCCAGGTCGGCGGCGCGCACGAGACGGCGACGATCCGGTTCTCGACCGATGGTGGCGTGACGTGGTCTGCTGACCTCGTCACCGCCGGAGTGGACGAGGCGCTCGCGCTCACCGACACCGCGAACGACAGCCTCGTCGGCGTCAACGGCGCAACCGGCCTGTCCGTGGCCTTCGCGGCCGGTGCCTTCAACGCCGACAACGTCTGGACCGCCTACACCGACTTCGTCACGGAGACGCAGGTCTACCTGCCGGGCGCCGGCGCCTTCTGGTACAACCGTGCGGCGCTCGCGATGAAGGCCGACGAGGACATCCTCGACGACTCGACGATCGGCGCCATGCACCTCTACGGGGTCGCGCACACCTACCGGCGGCGCCAGTCCGGCCACACCCCGGGCGTGGTGCGGATTCGCCACAAGGTGAAGGGCTACCGCGGCGTCGCGGCCTGAGCCTGAGTCGAGGTCACGATGGGAATGACCGCGCACAACCTCCGCCGGCGGAAGCTGGCGGAGGCCCAGGCCAAGGAGCGGGCCCGCTCTCTCCGGGCGGCCCCGCCCCGCAATCTCGCCGCCGAGCTCGAGCAGGAGCGCGCCAAGAACGCGGAGCTCTCCCGGGAGCTCACCGCGGCGAAGGTCGCGAACTCCGAGCTGGAGGAGGCGCTCACCGCCCCACCCGGAGAGCCGCCCCGACGGGAGGAGTACGCTCCCCGGAGGGAGGAGGCCGTGTCCCCTCGTCACGAACTGAAGACGCCGTCGCTGCCCCGCTCCGGCGGTCGCGGCCGTGGCTGAAATCCGCGGACACCGCCGCTACGCATTCCTCAAGATGCGGGCGGCGGCGGCCGCGCTGTCCCCCGTGGCGACTGCGTGGGACGGCATCCGCCGGGGGGAGCCGGGGACGGCTTTCCCCACCACCATGCCAGCCCGCGGCGAACTACTCGCGGCCGGGTACCTCGTCGTCGAGGAAGTCGACGGCGCAGACGAAAACGAACTGACCAACGCGGGGCTCTCGCCCCAGCAGGCAGCGGCGGTGCTCGCCGCAGTGGAGTCCCTGACATGAAGAACGTCGGAACCGTGGAAGTGCTCACCGAGCGCGGGGTGCGCGCGTTCCCTCACGAAGAGGAAACCGTCCTCGTCCCGAGCGTCTCCCGCGTGCGCATGGCCACCGCGGCCGCGCTCGCCGCCTGCACGCTCACCGGCAATGTACTGGAGGCGGACGCCGTCGGCGCCGTCGGCGACATCGACACCTCCGTCACCCCCGCCGTCGGGGATCTCATCCTGGTCAAGAATCAGGTCGCGGGGCTGCAGAACGGCGTCTACGAGTTCCTGTCGGTCGGGGGCACCACGGAGAAGTGGAAGCTCCGCCGGGCCGTCAGTTGGGACGTCTCCGCGCGCGTGAAGGCCGGGCGAATCGTCAACGTGTCCGAGGGCACGGATAACGGGAACTCCGCGTTCCTGCTGACGACGGACGACCCGATCACCCTGAACACCACCGCGCTGGTGTTCGGGTCGGCGCTGGCGGCGGCCCCGGGCGCGGGGAGCATCACGAACGCGATGCTCGACGATGCCATCGTCACCGCGGGCAAGCTGGCGACGGACAACGCAAGTGCGACGGACGTGGACCACGAGGACGCTAGCCCGGTCACGCTACTCGCAGCGGCGGCGGGGGTGACGCGACTGGTCCGGGTCACCGCGGTCTGCACCGAGACGCTCGGCGGAACGACGCCTGCAAGCATGGCGGTCGGAACCGCGGGGACGCCCGAGCTGGTGCTGTCGGCAGCCGCGCTCGCACCGTCGACGGGCGGTGGCGACACCGGCGACGTGACGGACGGCCAGGCGGTCCTGCCCGCTGGGCAGGCGCTGATCTGCACGGTGACCGATGGAGTGGACGGGACGCCGGCGGGCAAGATCACGTTCTTCGTCTCGGCCACTCCGATGCCGACCCCGTGAGTCCTCGCCCTACCTACTGCCTGATCCACCACTTCGCCTGGGCTCTCCTTCCTCCTCCCCGCGCACGAGCCGACCATGCCCGCCCCGCTCGCCATCACGTTGCACGCGAGTGCCGCCGAAGTGGAGAGCGGGGCGGGCGCGGCGGCCGACCTCTGGGGGGAGGACAACGTCGAGACGCGGCGCGTCGTCGAGGGGGCGCTCACCGTCACCGCGATCACGGGCGCGAGCGCCAGCCTGGTAGTCGCGCTCGACACCTCCGCCGACGGCACGTCCTGGCGGCAAGTGGACGCGCTGCCAGCGACCACGGCGGCCGGCGTGCAGACCTTCTCCGCCGGCGACTTCGACCGCTACGTGCGGGCGCGCTGGACGCTGACGGCGGGCGCCGAGGTGACCTTCGCGGTGACCGGGACGGCGCTCGAGACGTTCTGCACGCTCGCCGAGCTCCTGGAACTGGGGGCCGCGGGCACTGCGATCGGCGCCCTGCCGAAGGCCACTCGCATCCGGCACCTCACCGCGGCAACCCAGGTCGCCCGGGGGTACCTGTCGCGCCGCTTCGTCGAGCCGTTCCTCCGAGTCGGGCGCGACGTGGCCCAGGCGGTGGCCAAGATCGCATCGCTCTCGCTGCTCACCGACGTCCACGGCATCAACCCGCACACCGAGGCGACCGCGCTTGCAGTGCAGGCGGCGGAGGGGCGCGAGCGGTGGTTGCGCGACGTGAGCCGCGGGGTCGCGGGCGCCGACGTCACCGACTCGACGCCCGAGACGCACGAGGGAGCCGGAGTCGTAGTCACCGGGGCAAGCCGCCGCTGGGGGTCGATGACGGTGCTGTGAAGGAATGACCCGTTGCGGCGCCTCACCAGCGACCCACCGCAACGGCGCGGGCCCCTCGGCTTGGTTTCGACCCTTGGTCGGCGAGAGGCCAAGCCGGGGGCCATGCCAGCGGAAGGAGCCTCCGGGTGACCGTCATCGCCAACGACGGCGACCTGCGCCGGCTCGAGCAGAAACTGGCCGAGTTCGAGCGCGGCCCCGGGCTGCGTGACCTCGCGCAGAACCTCGCCGAGGAAGCGGTCGAGCTAGTCCGGGAGGGGTTCGAGCAGGAGCGCGACCCCTACGGGGCGGCATGGGCCCCCCTCTCCTACCGCGACGGGCAGATCCTGCGGGACCGCGGGGTGATGCTGAACTCCCTGCACGTCGCGGGCGTCACCGAGTCGCAGGTCACGATCGCGATGGGCGTCTGGTACGCCATCGTGCACCAGACCGGGAAGACCATCGTTCCGCGCCACGCGGCGATGCTGCGGTTCATGGTGCGAGGCAAGCCGGTCTTTGCGCACCAGGTGACGATCCCAGCCCGCCCGTTCTTCCCCCGCGATGGTGACGTCCCCTCGTCGTGGGGGGCCTCGCTCGACGAGACGACCGACGAGTGGTTCCGGCAGTTCTTCGGGCGGTAAGCCATGGCCTTTGGCTTCGACGACATCTTCGCCGCGCTCCAGACGTCCTACGCGACCGCCACCGGGGAGAGCGTTCCGTTCGTCTCGGGTGAGCAGGAGCGGCACAAGCACGAGAACCTGCCGCCGCGGGTGATCTTCCTACACCGCGGCGGGTCGCACGAGGCGCCCGGCCAGGTCGACGCGACGAGCAACGCACGGGACACGCAGCCCACCAGGTCGATCGCGGTCGAGGTGCTGCGGGCAGAGTGCCACGCGGTCACTGACGACGACGCCTACGAACTCTGGGAGAGCGTCTGCGCCCTGCTCAAGCAGCAGTACGGCGACGCCGTCATTCTCGGCACCTTCGGCTGGCTCACTCAGGACGAGCGCACCGCGAGCCCGGGACTGGGGTGGAGCGTGAAGTGGCAGGACTTCCGGTTCCGCACCCCGGTGCGCTCCCAGTTGTGTCCGACCACCAAGATCGCGACCACCGGGCACGAGTGCTTCCTAGCCCAGAGCCTGACCCAAACCCCGCTGCCCGAGGGCTGCGAGCACGACGAAGACGAGGAGCCGACCCCATGATCGACAAGGCCGAGGAGAAGCCCGAAGTCAGCGCGAAGACGACCCAGACCCGCCCCGCGGGGGCCCCGCCGGCGCAGCCGAAGCCGGCCTCGCCGCCGCTCGGGAATTCGCCCACCGGCGAGCCCCCGACCGAAACGGCGGCGACGAAGCCGGCTCCGGAACGCAAGACCTGGGAGCACTGGGCCCAGGCAAAGCGCGTGGCCGCCGCCGAGCTCCGCACCGCCAAGACCCTGCATCGCTGGCCCATCGGGAAGCAGCTCACCGAGGCGGAGTTCGACGCCGCGCTCGTCGCCGCCCGCAACCTCGTTTTCCGCTGAAAGGCACTGACCCATGGCAGTCGTTTCCCCCGATGTCACCGTCCGCCCGGTTGATGGCGGGATCTCCACCGTCTCGAGCGCGCGGCGCCGGCTCGGCATTGTCGGCCTGTCCACGCTGGGAGCAGCCAGCCAGACCCTCCACACCTCCGACCCCGAGGAGGTGATCGAAGCCTTCGGAGCCGGCGAGCTCGTAGAGGCGGCGTGCCACGTGCTGCGCAACAGCCGCCGGCCGGTCGCGCTCGATCTGGGCCGAATCAACCCGTCAATCCCCGGCTATACCCTCGATGTCACTACCACGCGCGTCGGGACGAGCACCGGCGAGGTGACGGTCACCGGAGCCCCGAACGACTCCTACGAGGTCGTAGTCGAGATCACGACGAGCACCGCGGACGTGGCGAACGCCGACGGCGAGTTCCGGTACTCGCTCGACGGCGGGGACTCCTATGGGAACCTGACCGCGATCCCGGTGAACGGCACCTACGCGATCCCGGGAACCGGCCTCGGCGACAACCCCGGCCTCACCCTGCAGTTCGAGACGGCCCAGTCCTACGACGACGGCGACGTCTTCGCCTTCGACTGCGTGGGCCCGGGCTTCTCGAGCGTGGACCTCGCAGCCGCCACGACCGCACTCGACGCGGACGGCCAGCGCTACAAGACCCTCTTCGTCTTCGGCACCGGCGCCAACGCTGCCGCGTCGGCCGCCCTGGCCGCGACGGTGCTCGGCCATGCCGAGGAACGCGAGGCCGCCAAGCACTTCATGTGGGCGCTCTGCCAGGCCAAGCATGGCCTGACGAACGGCACCGTGACGCTCGGAGGGGACCCGCTGGCCACCGTTCCGATCACGGTGTCCGGCACTCCGGTGCGCCCGAACTACAGCTTCGTGGTCGAGATCACGACCACGGGTGGCCTCGGGGCGGGCGTGTTCCGGTGGAGCTCGGACGGAGGCACGACCTGGACGGAAGCGGTCACGATCACCGTCACCACGGGCATCAACGTGCTCGGTACCACGGGCGTCACCGTGACGTTCGCGGATGCGAGCTACACCGACGGCAACGAGTACACCTGGGCGCCGCGCGAAGAGACGGACGCCGAGGTGGACGCGGCGTTCCAGTCCGTCTCCGGGTGGCGCATCGGCGTGTGCGCGGGCGACGTCGAGCTCGAGAGCTCCCTGGTGCGCGGGCGCAAGTACCGCCGCGGGCTGCTCTACAGCGCCCTCCTCAAGCAGGCGGAGGACGAACTGCACCACGACATGGGGCGCGTCAAGAACGGCGTCTTGCGCAAGGTCAGTGCCCTCTACCGCGACGAGGGCGCCTCCCCGAACCTGGACCAGAAGAAGTTCATCACCGCCAAGACCTACGAGGGGCGGCCGGGGAAGTTCTACATCACCCAGGGCAACACCCGCGCGCCGGACGGGTCGGTCTTCGACCTGTCCCAGTACGTGGACGTCGTCAACGAGGCGTGTCGCATCACCCAGGACTTCCTCAACGACTACCCGGGCGAGGACCTGCGCACCAAAGACGACGGCACGATCGCCGATGAGGACGCAGAGGCGATCGACGACCAGCTCCAGGCGCTGCTCGATGCGGGGCTCACCATGCCCGAGAACGTCCAGCGACTGAGCGCCCGGGTTCGTCGGGACGTCTCCCTGGCCGCGACGCGCAAGCTCTCCGCCAAGGTCGTGATGGTTCCGAAATTCTACGTCAAGCAGGCAGAGGCCGACGTCGGCTTCGCCGTCTCGCTCACCGGCGAGTGATCCGCCCTACCCATTGACGGCCGCGCGCCGGGGGCTCCCCTCTCCCCCGGCGCGATGGCCCCACCCCGCCCAACAGGAGCCCCATGGCCGCCATCCCCCTAGTCGTCAACGGCGTTCTCACCGACTGGAGCCAGACCGAGATCAGCATCGCGAAGAAGCAGCAGGGCGCCCCCGCCATGCCGCCGATCCGCGGTGGGTTCACCAAGCTCGATTTCGACTACGGGATCGAGGGGCGCGAGAACCAGCTCGGCAACGCGACCGAGCCCGTCGGCCAGAACCAGGGCAACATGGGCTACTCGTCGTCGTTCGACGTCTACGAGGCCGCCTGGAAGAAGATGCTGACCTATCTGGGCGACGGGTTCATGGACGTCGACCACCAGATCACCCTTTCCACCGTCTACAAGGTGGACGGGAAGACGCACCGCGTCTCGATCCAGGCGACGATCGCAAAGCTGACCGGCTCCTGGTCGAAGGGCAACGCGCACGGGCGGTCGGTCGAACTCTGCCCGTCGAAGATCCGCGAGACGGACAACCGCGGAAACCTCGTCGCGCCGACGCGCGGGTGACCCATGGCCGCCTCGAACAGCAACGAGCCGCTCGACGACCTCGTTCCCGTCGCAGCGGCTGCGTGGGGAGAGGGAAACTACTCGCTCCGCAACGGCAAGGGGGAGTGCGCGCGCTACCTCAAGGTGGTCACGGTCACCGCGAACCCTTCGCTCGTCCTGAACCTCGAGAACGGGCAGACGCGCACCTACACCGCCGCGAACGCGCTGATGGCGGCCAACTGGGACACGCCGTACGGCCTGCGGATCGCGAGCATCGACACCACGACGGCGGACATCACGTCCGTCCTCGTCGGCTGGTAGCAACCGCCGGCGGTAGCGCCGGCAGAAGTGGGGCAACATGGCAGCGAAGACCGAGCGCGGCACGGCCGCGTTGAAGCCGGAGCTCGTCTCCGAGCTGAAGAGCAAGCACGGGCAGCGCCTCTACGTCATCGAGGACGAGGAGGCGGGCCCCATCGTGTTCAAGCCTGCAGCGAAGGAGGACTGGGACGCCTTCGTCGATGCCGTGGGTCCGGACAACACCTCCGACCCAACGCGCACCCTGTTCGACGCCTGCGTCGTCTACCCGAGCGTCGATGAGTGCCAGCGTCTGCACGCGGAGTTCCCCGCGCTGGCCGATGCGGTCGTCGTCGTCATCCGGGAGAAGAGCGGAGGTCGCCGGGGGCTCGAGGCAAAAAAGCTGTAAGGCGGCTCGCCGACCAGATCGACGCGAGCCGCAGCGACAACGAAGAAACCGGACTATGCGTGGCCGCGCTCCTGCGTGGCGTGCGCTTCGACATGACAGCTCCCGCCAGGGAGCGACGACGAGCGAGGATTGGCGCCGTGCGGATCGGGGAGGCAGTGAACGCCCTCTGCTCCGGCGGCGCTTTCGCGCATTCAGGGACCAGGCGACGTGGCTGAGTACACCGTATCGCTGCGTGATCTTGTATCGGGGGCCGCGTCTCGCGCGCGGCGCTCGATCGAGCAGCTACGCACGTCCATCCGTGCGGTGCCAGAGCCGCGCCCAATGGCCCCCGCGCTGGCGGCCACGGCGCGGGCAGCGGCGAGCGCGTCCGCCGCCCAACGGCAGGTAGCGTCGTCGGCGCGCGCGGGTTCCAACGCCACCATTGCGGCGGCGCAGAGTGCCGCGCGTCTGGCCACGTCCGAGCACCGCGTTGCCGTGGCAGTCAGAACGGCAGCGACCGGTACGCGGCAACTGGCCGGTGCAGCCAGGGAGGCCGCCAACGCGCAGCGCTCCGGCTCGTCTGCGGCGGCGGGGCTCGTCGCGGGCCTGTCGGGCGGGCTTGCCTACGGGGCGTTCCGCGCCATCACCGGGGCCGCCTGGGGCATGGCGCGCGGGGTAACCGGAGCTGTGGGGCAGGTCACTGCGTCTTTTGCTCAGGCCACCGTCTCCGCCTTCGACTTCCGCACCCGCGCCACCATGGCGTTCCAGGCGCTGCGTGGCAACGGCGAGCTCGAGTTCCGCAAGCTGAAGACGCTCGCCACCGAGATGGGCACCTCGCTCGAGGGCACCTTCTCGGGCATCCGTGCGCTGTCCGCTGCTGGCTTCGGCGCGTCCGAGGCCGAGCAGATGTTCAAGCGCTTGCAAGACATGAAGGGGATCGGGCTAGACCAGCCGACGCTCGATCGGCTCACGCTGGCCATGAGCCAGATCAAGGGCGCCGGCGTCCTGCAGGGTGACGAGCTCCGCCAGATCCAGGAAACCGGGATCAGCGTCGGCCTGATCTGGGAGTCGATGGCGAAGAGCACCGGCAAGACCACCGCCGAGCTGAAGAAGATGAAGGAGGCGGGGAAGCTCTCCGCCGACGTGGCCATCGCCGGCATCATGGACGCCATGAAGGGCATGGCCGGCGGCCGCGAAGCGGGTGCGCTCGGACAAGAGATGGGCCGCAAGACGGCCGAGGGATTCGGGCAACGCGTCTCCCTGCTGAAGAGCCTCTTCTTCGACCGCCTCGCCGAGGAGTCCACGGGAGGCATCTCCGGGCTGCTGGGCACGCTCAGCACCGCCGCAGACGACGCCCTGGGGTGGCTCAAGAGCGCCGACGCTGGCGCCTTCTTCACCGAGATCGGTGGCGGCATCAAGGCGATGGCCGCCGACCTCGGCACCGCGATCAAGAGCGACACGGCGCGCAAGTACCTAACGGAGGTGAAGGAGCTCTTCCTCGGGGCCTGGCACGTGGGCGAGGGGCTCTGGTCGGTCACCAAGGCGTTCGTCGAGGGGTTCTCCGGCCGCGACTTCGACCTCTCTACCACCAAGGAAGGGCTGGACGCGGTCGCGGACACTCTCAAGAGCAAGGAGTTGGCCACGTCCTTCCGCGACCTCGGCTGGGCGGTGAACTACACGACCGAGTCGCTGCTGTTCTTCTACACCTACAGCCTCAAGAACACGGTGGACGGGGTCAAGGCCCTCGCGATGATCGTCAACGGCACCGTCGAGAACGTGCGCTCGCTCGCGGGCGCCATGCAAGAGGGCGGGTCGACGGCTGCCCAGTCGCTCATCAGCGGCTTCGTCGGCGGCATCTTCGGCGGCCAGGGGCAGGTGCTGGCGGCCGCGTCCTCGGTCGGCGCGACGGCTCTGGCGGCCCTCAGTGGGTCCCTCGACGCGCACTCGCCGAGTCGGAAGACCTTCAAGGTCGGCGGATGGGCGACCGAGGGGCTGGCACTCGGCATGGTCGCCAACGACAACGCGCGCCGGGCGGCGTCGACGGTGGCGGGAGACGTGCGAAAGGAGATGGCCGTCGGACTCGGGGTGAGCTCTGGAGCCGCCGCCTCGCCGGCGCCCATCGTGGCGGGCGCCACCACGACGCACGCCAACACGCGCTCGATCGGCAACATCACCATCACCATAAACGGCAACGCCGACCAGAGCACCATCGATGATCTCGAGGCCCGCCTCGTGAACTTGCTCGAGCGGGTGGCGTGATGACCGGGATCGCGGGATGGCGCACGGGATCCCGGGACCTGAACCCTTGGGACCACGTTTTTTTCGACGGAGAAGAGCTCATTTGCGACCGCGTCACCGTTGACGACGGCGACATCGCGCGCGCGATCGACGTGAAGCCGCGCAAGGGCGAGGACGGCGCGGACTACACGGACAACGGGATCCAGCCGGCGACGTTCACGGTGACAGCCGAGTGGCTCACCGAGGAACGAGCCGCCGAGGGCGAGGCGCTCCTCGAGAAGCTCTTTCCGCGCACGAAGGGCAGCGTCGCCGCCCCCTTCACCATCACCCATCCGAAGCCGAACGAGGCCGGGATCGAGCGCGTGTTGGTCCAGGGGATCGGCCTGCCGCGGCTCTCGCCGAATGGGATCCGGTCGCGCCGCATCTCGCTCGTCGAGTACACGCCCGCCGCGCCGAAGAAGGCCAAGCCGGGAGGCGGCTCCAGATCCGGAGCCGTGGGCTACAACAGCCACGAGGAAGACGCGAAGACGATCTCGGACTACTACGCCGCGCAGCAACAGGAGATCCTGGACGACATCGAGGCGGGCCGGGTAACTCCCGAAGCTGGGGCCGATTCGTTCGCTGCCTCGAATGAGGACCAGATGTCGGCGCTGCAGGACCTCTACGCCGCCAACGCGCAGCCCGCCGAGCAGGGCACCGTTGACAAGAACGGCTTCGAGGGGTGGGAGGACGCATGAAGCTCACCGCCGGCGCCGACAAGCTGCCAGTCCTCGTGGCGACCATCACGTGGACGCAGCGCGGCCCCTGGGTCGCGGACCTCGTTCTCGACGCAGAGGCGGGGCCCACCGGGACCGTCGTGCTCGAGGAGGGGCCAGTCCGACTCCGAGGCACCGCTACGGCCTCCGGGGCCTTCGCGGGGCGAGCGTCGGCCCGCGTGGTCGGGGGGCGCGGAAAACTCGCCACGCCGGTCCAGACCCGCCAGTACCTCGGGGCGCCGCTCTCCCTGGTCCTCGGCGACCTCGGGGCGGACTCGGGCGAGTCGGTGGCCGTGGCGGCGGGAAGCGCCGCCGTAGGGCGCTCCGTGCTCCAGACCTGGGCTCGCCCCGCGGAGAGCCCGGCGCGCATCCTGGACGAGCTCTGCGCCGCGCTGGGGGCTGATCATTCCTGGCGTACGACGGACGCCGGGAAGGTCGAGATCCACCTGGAGACGTGGCCGACGGTCACCCCCTCGCGCGCCCGGGTGCTGGACGAGGACTCCGCCTCCGGCGTGCTAGTCGTCGACGACGAGGCGCTCGAGCTCCGCCCCGGCTACACCTGGAACGGACGCCGGGTCACGGCCGTGCAGGTCCAGTGGTCGAGCGGCCGCACCCGAAGCCGGGTCTGGACGCTCCGGGACGCCCCTCGGAGCCTCGGAGACGCGCTCGCCCGGGCGGTCGAGTCGCGCCTGCCCTCGCCGCTCTGGACCCGCCTGCACCCGAGCCGGGTCGTCTCGCAGGCGGTAGAAGACCGCAGCCTGCAGGTTCTTCCAGACGACGGGGCGGTGCCACCGATGACTTCGGTGCCGCTGCGCACCGGCATTCCTGGGCTCGACGTCGAGGTGAACCCGGGCGCCCGCGTCTTGCTCGCCTTCGAGGAGGGGGATCCGCGGCGCCCCGTGGCCCTGCCGGCGTTCGACCGGGACGCCACCGCGCTGCACTCCGTGAGGATCACAGCCGACACAGAGGTGGTGGTGGAGGCGCCCAGCGTGCTGCTCGGCGAGAATCCAGGCCGCCCAGTGGCGAGGATCGGCGATCAGGTTACGGTGTTCGTGACCCCGGGTGTTCCGGTGCCCATCACCGGCACCGTGTCAGGCAATCCGTTCGTTGGCACCGCCACGTTCACAAGCCCGCTGGTGGCCGTGATCGGAATGGGGAACCCGCAGGTGCTGGCGTGACGGCGACGCTGGTCGGCTCATTCACGCTGGGCGAATGCCTGCCGCTCGCCCTGGGCGCGCAAGTGTCGCTCGAAGCGCAGCTACCTGAGCTGCAGGCAAAGGTGACAGGCGCGCTGGAGGCGCAGGCTGCCATCACGCTTAGCCCGCCGACGCTCTCCGGCAATCTCGAGGCGGCGCTGGGACTGGTGGCGCAGCTCGAGGCGGCCATCGCTCTTGGAATGCCGAGCGCTGGGATCGATCTCACCGTGATGGCTGCGATTGTGGCTGACCTACAGGCATCTCTCGGTGCGCTGCAGGCGCAGCTATCCCTGTTCTCGTGCCTCGGTGCACCGGGCGTGTACCTCGTATCGCAGTCAGGCACGCTCGGCGAGCTCGGCACCGACATCGGAGGTGTCGCGACCGCCATCGGTCCTGGGGCCAGCGCGTGCAACGCGGTAGCCCTGGTGTGCACGACGCCCGAGGCGTGGGCGGCGGTGTCGGTGGCGATTCGGACGGGCTAGACGCGAGAGCAGGTGGTGGAGCCGCGCAGGCGGTCCAGGCCCTCGTCCTGGCCTGCGCGACCCCGAGCGATTGGGAAAGGCTCGGGATGGTACTGGCGACGGGCTAGTCCACGCAGACCGGCACGCAGTCGTAGCAGTCATCGCACGGCTCGCCCTCGTGGGTGAGGCCGTAGTCGCCCCAGACGCATGATCCGTCGATGGGGTGCGCAGTGGAGGGTGCTGTCAAATCGACACATTGCGTGCCGATCGCCATCCCCGTCTCGCACCCGTTCTCGTCGCGACCATCGCAGTTGCTTCTGCTTGATGGGCAAGCCCACATGTCCCATGTGGTACCGCTCCACGCGCAGTAGCGCCCATAGGCTGGGTACGGTGGCACGGGGCATCCACCGCAAGATTCGACTTCAGTAACCGGCTGGCAGGATGCGAACACGAGCCGCACGCAGGAACCGGACACGACCCACTCGCCCGAGCCAACGGGATCGGGAGTAGCCCCCCCGAGCGGCTCGCATGCGATTGGCTCCGGCTCGCGGTCAATGGAGCACACGGTGGCGATGGCGACGCTTTCGGTCTGCGTGCACCGGGACGACTCCGCGAGCCCGGCAACGCACGGATCGTAGGTGCTCCTAGTCGTGCTGGCACTCGTCACGCCTTCAGCGTCCGTGGTCGTCGTGGTGCACGTGTAGGTGCACGCGGCGGGTTCCGCTCCTCCGGTAGTTGAGCCACCGGCTACCGGACCCATCCCACCCGTGTCCGCGCCCCCGGAACTCTCGCCTCCGGGCGCCTCGCCGCCCGCTGCGGCCCCCCCGGTGGCGGAAGCCCCGCCCGTCGCCGGCCCCTCCGCGCCACCCTCTCCGCCGCCGTCCTCCGAGCCGCCCGTCACCAGGCCACCGGAGCCGGTTTCCGCGCCGCCCTCCCCCACGGTGCCGCCGCTGCCGACCGCCGCTCCCGCGCCGCCCGGGGCGCCGCTCCCGGTTCCGCCCGAAGCGGTCGGGGCGCCGCCCGTAGGGTCTGCCGGCAGGGAGCCGCCGGACGCCGGCGCCGGAGCACCGCCACCGGTTGCCGCGCTGACGGCGGGCGCACCCGCCTCCCCACCGGTGACGCCAGGAGCGGGCGAGCTGGAGCCGTCCACCTCCTCCGCCTCACCAGCACACCCCACCAAGACCACCAGACCGATCACGAGCCCCGCGCGCATTCCTCGATCTTGGCCACGGCCGCCGGTCCCCGCAACCCATGGCACATCTAGGCACGGATCTCGGCGACTTTGACGCCGTGGGGTCGCTCCTCAGCGGACGCGCGCTCCTAGCCCTGGACATCTCCTGGCGCTTCCGCACCCCGGAGGGGTCGCTCTTCACCGACCGCGGCTACGGCTACGACCTGCGCCAGTTCTTGAACGAGTCCGTCGCCGAGGCGCAGCTCGGTGCCATCGCGGGGCGGTGCGAGCTCGAGGCGCTGAAGGACGACCGCGTAGTCGCAGCGCGGGCGACGCTAGAGCTCGAGGCGATCGACGGCACCAAGCGACGCCTGCGGCTGGTCCTGGATCTCCAGGACGGCGACGGCCCGTTCAAGCTCGTGATCTCGGTCTGGAATGACGGTTTCACCGTCGAGGTGCTGACCCAATGATCGTCCCCGTCTCGCTCGCCGCCCTCTGCACTCGGATCACCGAGTCGGAGAATCTCGCGTCCTTCCTCGACGTCTTCCGCACGGCGGGGTTCGCCGTTGACTCCTGGCGCTCCGGTGGCGGCTTCCACACGCTCACCCGGGCGTGCGCTCGCGGGCTGACTGGGCTCTCCGAGGTCGTGCAGCAGATCGCGCGTGGCGGGTTCCTCGACCTCGCCTCCGGCGATTGGCTGACGCTCCTGGCCAAATCCTGGTTCGGGCTCACGCGCCGGCCGGCGAGCTACACCTACCAGACCCTGCTGCTGACGAGCGCGGCGGGGTCGCCCCCGTACACCATCGTCCCCGGGCAGGTCTGGGTTTCGACATCCGCTAGTCCGGGGTCCGGGTACCGATTCAACAACACGACGGGAGGATCGCTCGCGGCCGGCGGGACGCTCGCCGTCACCATCAAGGCCGAGAGCCCCGGCGCGGCCTACAACGTCGCCCTCCACGCGGCGTCCGTGATGGTGACCGCGCTGCCGGGCGTGATGTGCGACAACATCGCAGTCGTCACCGAGGGGCTCAACGAGGAGTCGGATCCGGAGCTGAAGAACCGCTGCCGCAACCGATGGCCGACGCTCTCGGGCCCGGAGCATCTCCCCGGTGGCGCCTACGAGTTTCTCGCCACGACGGACCCATTCACGGGCGAGGCCCGCCCCGGCGTCACCCGGGCTTACTGCGACATCGACAACCCCGACGGGGCAGGGACGATCCGGGTCTACCTCGCCGGTCCGGAGGGCCCGGTCAGTGGGTCTGTGGTCACGGCGGTCGACGCGGAGCTGCAGCCCCGGCGGGGGGTGTCTTGCGCGCTGACCACGCTCTCGGCCGTCGCGCGTGTGATCGTTCCAACGGGGACGGTCTGGGTGTACGGGGTGACCGTGGGCGCAGCGGAGGCAGCCGGTCGCACTGCCATCGACGCGATTCTTGCCGCCGCCCCCATCGGAGGAACGGAGTGGGGTGGCACCCGTGGCATCTTCCGCGATGAGCTCGAGCAGGCGCTTCGTGCGGTCCCTGGTGTGGTCCGCGTGTCGCTCACAACTGGGGACCACACGCTCCTCCCGTACGAGGTCGCCACGGCTGACCCGTCCTACCCCGGGATTCACTTCACGGCGGCGTGATGGCCAAGAAGAACTTCACCTCCTGGTTGCTGGACCTCGTCCCGCCGCGTCTGAAGACGGGCGAGTACGAGATCCGATTCGTCCAGGTCGTTGCCCATCTGCTGAACGCCATCGCTGATGGAGCGTCCTATGCCGTGCGGTGCCGCTTCATCGAGCACATGCCGACGGACGCCCTCGGCTACGCCGGCGCCGATCGGCTCCTCGAACGCGGCCCTGCGGAACTCGACGCCAACTGGCGCGAACGACTCCTATTGGCGTGGGACGCCTGGACGCTCGCCGGCACGGTCCACGAAGACGGCCTGCTCGGGCAGATCCGTGCGTTCGGACTCGACGACGAGACGACGCCGCCCCTTCTGCTCGAGTCGCAGGACGTCGGGGCGCCGCCGCGGTCGGAATACTGGTCGCGGTTCTGGCTCGTGTTCCCGCCGGCCACGCATGAGAACACCGCGTCTATCCAGAGCTCGGATCTGGTGGCGCTCCGGCGCATCGTGCGCCGCTTCCGTCCCGCCCACATCGTCTGCGCCGGGGTCGTCTTCGTTGTCACCGGGCGCCTCTGGGACTGGAACATGCCCGCGACCTGGGACGACTGGGCCGCTCTCGGCGAGCAGTGGGACGACAACGTTTCGCTGAGCAACTTCACCTACGGGTTCTGAACCATGCCGACTCCCATCACCCCGGTTCCGACGTTCGACACCCCGCTCACGGTTGCGGGGACCGACTCCCCGAACAGCGCTGGGATGCTCGAGGTGCTGCAGACGCACGCGAACCGGGCGGAGTACCTCTACCAGATGCGGCGGCGCGCGGTGCCAATGCGGTTCTTCAACGCTCCGGCGATGGCGGCGGTGGTGCACGAACGCGCCGGCTCGGTGATCCTGTACAGAGCCGCCAACTACGATCTAGTCCCGCTCGTGGCGCCGGACCTGGCCAGCAGCAACGGCTTCTTCGGCGCGTTCGCGGTGGACTTCACTATGGGCGCGGCCGACGGCTCGGACGCACGCGGCGCCTACGACGGAGCAGATGTCGCCGTGATCGTGTGCGGACAGTACTGCCAGCGCTTCGAGGTGTCGCTACACTGCCAAAGGTACGCTCTGGCCAGCATCACCACCGCGCGCGACGTAGTGTGGACGCCGTACAACGGCGGGCGATTCGTAGCCGTCGGAGGGGTCGCGGGTCCCGCGGGACGCATCAACCTTAGCGCGGACGGCGTGACGTGGACGGAGAGCGCGGCCGGAAGCAGCACCGCCAACGCCTGGGGGAAGGTGGCCACGGATCCAACCGGAAAATATGTGCTGGTAGCCCCGCTCGACGGCATCCAGTGGGCCTACTCGTTAGACGGCGGAGTCACCTGGAACCGCCGCGCGATCTCGGCCATGCATGCGGACGCCTACACCGTGACTGGCCTGGCATATGACACCGTGGGGGCGCGATGGGTACTCACGCTCGATTCGGAGGCGGCGGAGCTGGCTGGTCAACTAACCCGCGTGTGGGCGCTGGTTAACCCCCTGGCTGATGCTCTTGCGGCAATTGGAACGGCCGTGCCAACACGCGGGCCGCACACCCCGTACCGCGCATGGGGAATCGCCGTCGTGGGGTCCGAATGGTTCGTCGGGGCGTGCGAACTGGGCGGCGGCTATGGAGACGGCAACGTAGTCGTCACGCGGGACGGAGGGGCGACGTGGGACGAAGCCTGGGGCATCGGCAACGGAGCCGCCTTCGGGATCCAGTTGCGGCGAGTCGGCAGCTACCTGGCGTTTGGCAACGACACCTACCTTCACGCCATCAGCGAGCGCCTCGCGCCGTAAGGAAGGCCGCCGGCCATGACCTGGATCGACGACCTCTACACCGGGATCAAGCGGGTTCTCTGGGAGGGGGTGCTGTATCCGCAGCACCAGCGGATCAACTTCCTCGGCTCCGGCGTCCAGGTCGCGGACAACCCGAGCCTCGGGGCCACCGACGTCACGATCGAGCTCGATCTCGACGACCTCGACGGCGACCGCATCGACATCGACTGGGATCCGACCCACTACACGCCGGACGCCTCGCCGCCGGAAGCGTTTGACGAGGACGACCTCACCGCCCACCTGGCGGGGATCGACAACGAGCTCGGGGAGCTCGAGGATGGACTCGCTGCTGCGCGGGCCGTCGGAACGCCGGTAACGATCGGCCTCACGAATCACCCCGGCACGGCGACGGACTACGTGCTCCGGGACCATCGCCACGCGCACGGCGACCAGCCGGGCGGATCGCTGCACGACCTGGCGACGACGGAGGCCCCGGGGTTTCTCTCCCCCGAGGAGAAGGCGAAGCTGGCGGGGCTCGACCCGAGCGGCGCGAGCTCGATGCCGGTCAGCCTGGCGCTCGGGTTCGACTTCCAGGCGCAGGGCGTTTGCGCGGTCGAGAACGCCCGGCTGATGCCGGAGCTCGAGGATTGGACCGGCATCCTCGGCGCGGTCTGGAACGCGGGCACGTGGGACCTGACCCAGACGGCGGCGGGGGACAGCGCTATGCTCAGTCCGGCGCCGGCGTCAACGCGGGGTCGGCAGCGCTTCTACCTGTGCCTTCACCAGCGAGAGGCGACCATCGTCTGCCTTTCGCTCGGGGAGTCCCAGTGCCGCGCGTGGTTCGACCTGGCCGCGGGCCTTCTCGGTTCATCGAGCGGGATCGCGTATGCCGACCACGGGCTCTTCGCTGCGGGGGACGGCTATTGGTGGTGCTGGGTAGAGGCCGATAGCGCGGGGGGCCTTCGGTGTGGCGTGTCGGTCTGCGACGCAGACGCGAGTCTCTACTGGTCCGGTAGCGCCAACGTCGCGGTCACGGTCGCCGCAACGCGCGCGGGCGTTCCCGGCGCGCTGCTGTGGCAGCCACGGATCCGCAGCATCGCCTCGACGGGGGCTCGCCGCACCGCGATGGCCGTCCAGACGGCGGCGCCCTTCCAGCAGCCTCTCCTCGACACCAACCCGTTGACGCCTGGCGTCGGGACGGGGGGGGCGATCTTCTCCGGGTGGGAGGGGCCACATGGGCAGCAGCGCTACCTCGACATCGTGGAGCCTGGTGGCGGCTATGACCTCGTGCGGGAGTTGTCCGCCGCGGGGGCCCCGTGGGCCTTCTACTGCATCGCCACCCCGCCGGAGATCGAGGACGAAGTGCTACGTCCGGTCTTCGCACTGACGACGGCGCCCGGCGCAGCGGTCCAACGGTACCAGATCGCCGGATTCTGCGACGGCAACTGGGTCCTCGCAGCACGCGAGCACGCCGCCGCAGAGGTCCGGGCGTCACTGCCACACGGCAGTGGGGGCCGGACGCTGTTCGCCGCCTACTACGCGGGCGACGCCATCCTCGTCCGCGTGGGCACGGTGTCGTCCAGCCAAGTCTACCAGCGGCACGATGCGACGCTCTTCGACACGGCCACGCTCGGGGGCTTCCCGGGTGGGATCGGCCTGCCGCCGGCGCAAAGCACGTGTTCGCTCAACCAGTCGTTCTGGTCGTTCCGCCATGTGCCTGTGGGCGGCACGCTCGATCAGGCGCACATCGCGTGGCTCACGGCGAAGTACGGGCTCTGAGGACTACTGATGGCGACGAGCAAGCTGCACCGAGACGTGGTGCTCGAGCACAACGCGCAACCCGCGCCGCCCGAGCTCGACAGCGCGAGCGAAACCGGCGCCTTCTGGGTCGCCGAGGGCGCCGAGTCGGGCGCGCCCACGCGGCCATTCTTCACCGACTCCGACGGCGAGTCGCACCAACTGGCGAGGGGGGACGTTTCCGGACCGGACGGGGCCGCGGACAACGTCATCGCCCGCTTCGATGGCGAGACGGGCAAGGTCATCCAGGGCGGCACGAACGCGCCGAGCTACGACGACAGCGGCAACGTCTCCGTCAACGCGGGGATGGCGCTCCGGCTCTGGAACCCAGCGGGGACCTTTTTCGTGGGCCTGGCCGCGCCCGCGCTGACGGCGACCTACTCGCTGACGATGCCGACCTCGCTTCCGGGCGGGACGAGGCTGCTCCAGTGCGACTCCGTCGGGAATCTGTCGTGGACGTCGTCAGCACTGATCACCGACCACGGCGGGATGAGTGGACTTGGTGACGACGACCACACGCAGTACCTCCTCGCGAACGGCACACGGACGGCTGCCTACATCAAGTTCGGCGCCAAACCCGCGACCACGGGCGCCGTCCGCCTGAGCGACGAGGACGGGATCTACTCACGGAACCACGCAGGCACGGCTGACCTCCGGCTGATGAAGCTGTCAGGGCTTGGGGACTTCCTGTTCATTGGTGAGTCTGGGTTGGCAACCCTCGGCCTCGTCGCCTATTCCCAGTCGGGGCTCTACACGTACAACGGTGCGTTGCGTCTGGCAGACGATCTACTGCTCTTTGCGGCGATCACCTCTGCGGCTACCCTCACCAGTAGCGGTGAGCATGGGTTCTATCGCTACCACGACACGCTCTGCTGCGTCACGGAGAGCGGGCGCAGGACCGTCGCGCCCACCCTACTCACGGTGCTTTGATGGCAGCGAACATCGTCGAGTTCTTTGGGTACTTCCCGGCAGTGGCGGCGTCCGCGCAGTTGTCGCCGCTACCGCGTCAGCCGCACGGTGCGACGATTGCCGCGTGGCGTGTCCTGACCGGGAAATTCACCTTCACGTCCTCCGTGTCCGGCGGCGGGTACCTAGGGTGCGAGGAGTGGCTACTGGCTGTGCAGTACAGCGCCACGAACACGCCTGATGCCGGCTCCGCCCGCCGCGAGCAGACACTGATTGCGTCCGCCGGGGCGGCTGAGCAGCGACTCGCCGAGTGCCGATTCAGCGTGTCGTCGGGACAGGTCCGACTGCTCTGGACGCCGTACACGGCCGGGCGAGACTGGACGATCCGAGGGCACCTCTGGGTGGCGTCCGCCGCATGACCACGTGGCTCGTCACCGGAATCGACTCTCCGGAGTGGGTCGGCCTTGTCCTGGCGAACGTGCGCCGGCAGACCGTCCACGACCTC